ATACTTCCAAGCACCCTGGGCATCCAATTGGTTTGCACCTCTGCCGATAATGCTGTTCTTTCTATGTCAAGCCGCGCCAGCGCAAGAGGTGACATGCGACCACGATTGAAAGCAAGCAAAGGGACATTGGCACGCGCCATCTTTAATTGCTCCTAGACCTATCATTATTTACAGAGCTATTCATGCGAGCAGTCACCCATGAGCCAGAAGGAGCAAATTTAACAGGTTGGTTCATAGCGTCCTTGCCAAGCGCATCAATCCTTGCGGTTTTTAACGCCTTTTTAATGCGCTCGTATTTACCGTCATTGCCAGTCACCAAGTCCTTTACCTCGTCAGCAAGCAATGCCTGAGCGTATTTCTGGACGCTTTGCGGCCATAGCGACAAGTCCCCGCCAAACGCAGAATCATTCGATATGTACTGGATATAAAGCACATCGAGGTCTGCCCACCACAGGTTGTTCTCGTCAGAATATTGGTGCAAAGGGATTTTGAAGAATGGGTCAGAACATACAGCAGCCGTTTTGATATAGTCATCCGGCTTCTCAAAGGCGTAACGATACCCGCCATCAACCCCGCTTGTTATCGACGCTGAGGCGGGTAGCGCTACAGAGCGCGTAGCAAAGTTCCAATACCCCTGCTCAAGCAAGCCATCAATTAATCCGTCGTCCCACGCATCATCAAGATAACGGCGCGCCGCCCTATCCTCTGTAAGTGTGGTTTTTCTTTCACCGAGGAGGCGAAGTGCGCCGTTATAAATGGATAACTTGCTGGTCATATACTATGCCGCCATTTCCTTGTTAAGTTTCTCGATGTAGATCTCAACTTCCTCGCGTGTCTGGAAGGAGTCGCTTGCCACCAAAGAACCGTCAGATTTATGCACAGCGCGCCATTTTGCAGACGGGCCACCATATTTTGGTTCATATTTATCAACCATAGCAGCGGGCTTCTTGGCTGTAAGCTCTACGCATTCCAGCTTAATCATCTTAGCCCACAGCTTGCCGGTGCTAGCCACAAACAGCCTTGCATAAAATGCGCCATCTTCAGGCACAACTTCCACAATGTCATATGGCGTGAACTTGCGCGCAACATGCGCCCAATATTCAGGCTCAAGCATTTCGTCAATTTTGGTTCCAGCAGGAGGGGTTGCGCGGAAACTTTGACGGGCGAAATCTGCCCCCATTAAATTCTTCTCAAGAAGCTTTGCCATATATTCTCCTATAGCAGTTAAAAAAAGAGGCGACATACATATAGTACATCGCCCCCTTCCTTTTGTCTACTAATAGAACCGTTATGACCCGGACGTACCTGTGTTCGCGGTATCGCCTGTAGTAATCGTCAGCGTAGTACCGCTATACGAAACTGCACGATGCAGCGTGGTAATAACAGGGCTTGCATCGGTATCTACAACATAGATGTAGTCACCGGCTTTAATGCCAAGCGCAAGAGCGTTGGTGAAATAACCCGGAACGTCAACAGTTGTCGCGTTGTCAACTGAGGAATAAATCCAGATACTTGCCTCACCAGAGCCATTCGTAAACGAAGGGCAAATCAAACGAGGAGGAGCCGAAACTGAGTAACCAGCCATAAAATGTTATCCTTTCCTATTAAGCTGCTACATAAGCAGAGCCATCGTGCTTCATCTGCACAACGCCACTGTTCTGTAAAAGTTTTGCACCACCGTAGAAAGAAGCGCGTGACCAGCTATAATCTTGCTCGCCGTCGTAGCCAATTTCCACTTTCATACCAGCAGTGTCCATCGCACAACCGATAGCCGCCTTGTTGAACAGGTAGCATTTCTCAGTTGAAGTGCCTTTGCCAGTCAGGTTCGGATGAACGATGAAGTCAAAGTTACCCCATTGGAACGTCTGCATCAGGCCACTTTCAAATGGCTTGCGGTTGATGTACTCAATGCTGGAAAACGCTTCTGTCTGCAAGAGATAAGCATGGAATGCCGGAGTGATGAGCGCAGTAACAGCGCCATCAAGAGCCACGTTCGAGCCAAGGATTGCATACGACTTCATGAGAAGCGCAAGCGAACCAGTAGCAGAAGTGCCGGTATCGTTGGTAGCAGTATCCAGCTCAGTGATAATCAGGCTGTCAATCTGACGGTTAATAACCGCAGTAGACGCTTCCTGCATCGAACGGCGTTGGTCGCCCTGTGACTGGAAAATGTTAAAGTTGGTCTTACGGTAAGGAGCATGGTACTCAGCAAGCGTAGCGCTAACTTGAGTTAAATCTTCCGAACGATAAGGAATAAGACCATTCGTACCGCGAGTCACGGCGCTGTCTGCGCTGGAACCGGAGATAAGGAATGTTGCGGTGTTACCTTTGATAACAGCTTCATTGGTAACAGCCTGAAGCAGCATCGACTTGCGCTGCTCGAAGCCAAGAATCATCTCTTGGCGATATTGGATTTGTGGTGCAGTTGTAGCCATATAGCCTCCGAATTTGCACGTTAATGAAAAAACTTCATCACGCTTCGGGGTGGCCTTCTATGGCTTTGCGGGGTGTCCTATTGGTGGAGCCGCTACACTATATACGGAGCCTCAGCCGTAAATTAATACCATATATAGCATAGCGAGTATATTATCGCAAGTTAATTTTTACCCGCGCTGTGCAATCTTGTCCCTTGCGGTCAACAATTCAAGGTAGCGAGCCTGATTCTTTGCAGCATTTGGCCCCTTCCAGTAATCGCTCTGCTTGTCGCCAACCAGTTTTTCCAGTGAGGCAATCTCATCATTGATAGCCTGACCTGGATTATTCAGCGAACTTGGCATAATGGTTGCCGCTGGGTTAATCTCATACGCCGTTTGCGCCAGCCATTTAATAACTGCTGGGTCATTACCAATGAGCTTGCCATCTGCTGTACGCGCCGTTTCAAAGGCAAGGCGGGTTTCTTCTGGCAGCGATTGCAGCAAGCCATTCACGGCATTTAGATTGCGCTTATAATCCCCCGCCCATTCCTCACGCAAACCCTCTAATGCCTGCTCCTTAAAGTCGGAATCAGATTCAGCAAGAGCCTGCTGCTGCTCACCAAGGATTTCATAGTACGAAGCAAGCGCAGCTTTAACCTGCGCAGGCGAGGCATTCTCACCGTGCATCTTAGATACAAACTTATCAATAAGCGGCTTGTCATGCTCGCCAATGACAATACCATTATCAAAGGTAAGGTCATACTTATCAGGGCTTTCCGGTATGCCGTGGTCTTTGCGCCATTCAGCCAACTGCTCAGGCGTTGGATTCTCAGGTAGCGGAGCGCGCAGCTCGCCACTGGATTTCTTCTTCTCAAGCTCGCGGTATGCTTTATACACGTCAGCCTCAGTTGCGTATCGCCCCAGTCGCTTTAGCTCCTTCTCGTCTCCCCCGGCCATGCGCACGCGCCAGTCATCTGCTGGCTTGGTATTTCCTGCGTCCTGCACGGCATCCGGTTTTGCATCGGCTGGCTTTGTGCCGTCAGCGGGGGCCGCATCTGGCGTTGGCTGTGTTACTGCTTTGTCGTCTTGCGGAGCCTGACTTGCATCAGGGGTAGCCGCAGTGTCATCAATCGGGTCGGTCATGTCTTATCCTTTTTGTGGTTGATTAAAGCTCTTTAGTAAAATTTTGGTCATCCTTACAAGCGTCAGGCCAACAAATGCCTTGCCACAAGCAAAGTCAGTGTCGCGCCTGCCCTCATCCCCAGGGCGGTATGGCATGTCATAGGTGGCAGCCAATACGTTGATGATGTAGGCGAAAGCCTCGCGCTGCATCTCAGGTGTGGCATCCCCACGGTTCAACGCTTGAATAAGCCTGACCTCCGACTCGGAGAAATCAGGGAACTCCCACGGGTTTTTTTTGAGTGGCGGCTTTGTGCGCTTAGGTTTTTCCACCACTTGCATATCCAAGGATTGTTTTTTTCTTGCCGGTTTGCACAGCCTTGCGGATTATTTTCTTTTTTGGCTTTGAGATAATGGTTCTTTTTGGCATTACATCCCTGCGCCAGCTTGTGAGAATTGCTTGGCCGCGCTACCCATTGTATCTGCGACCTGACTTCCCTGCTGCATCAAGGCCATTGTCTGTTGCATCTGCTGCGCCTCCATGTCCTTCTTATCCATTGCCTCCAGTTCCTCTGCGCTGCGGAACCAATCAATAGGAACGCCAATACCTTCCATCGTGTCACGCAGTGCCTTGCGAATGTCAATCATCCGTGGCGCGGTCTGGTCAAGCGGGATAGTCTCAGACAACATCTGCTTGGCCTCAGCAAACGACTGCGCTTTCTGACGGTCAAGGTTTTCTGACAGCGGCGAGCGGAACTGGAAGCGTATATCCTCACCAAGCAATTCTTCAGGTATCTGGTTCATTGGCCCAAAAGCGCCGCCGCGCATAAGGAGCGTAAACGTATCCTCGCAGATTGAACCATTATAATCCGCCTCGATAGGGGAGAATAGCGGCACAATCTTACGCATGTATTCTTTAACGCGCTGTGCGGTTTCAAAGGCCGTCATATCGCCATTCATCTCAGGCAGGCCAATCTTATCAAGGTAGAAGGCCGACTCAATGGCCTGTTTCACCTCATCACGCATCTGCATACCATACGGAATGCCATTGGTATTAATGCTCATTGGCCTTAGCGCATCGCCAAGCCTCTCGTCATATTCAGCATCCAGCCATGTAATGCCACCGGCAAATTGATGCACATCGCTGCGCACAGCCTCAAGCGTGCCAATAAGGGGAGGGTTAGCCGCCTTCTCTCCCGCCTCAAGCAATACCAGCGTCATCTGCTGGATAAGGCGAGCATCGGGAAGTGCCGCTATTGTTGCAGGGCTGTAAGCGTACTGAGAGCCGGAAACGGTCTGCCAGCGCGGAATACTGTAAACCTTTGTCCACACGCCTTCTTCACGCAGCACATGCTTGGTAGCCAGTTCGTAGAATATGGATACATACGGCGTGCGCCACTTCTTCTCAACCATGTGCGCAGGCACGATGGCATGGCGAACCTCAACCGGCTCAAACATCTTCTTAGGGTCTTTCAGGAAGTCCTTAACCGTCTGCGACACATTCCCGCGCATTTCCTGATTTAACTGGTTTGCGTCAGGTTTCCATTTGCGGAATATCGGACAGGTATCGCCATTCTCATCTTCATACCACGCCATATCGCGCAAGTGCCAGCAGCGGTAGAACAGGTGGTTATTCTCGGTATTTAACTCTTTTGATATGACACACTGCCCGAAGGAGGTGTAATCATGGTCGCCTTCTTTAGTCGCACGCTGGAATTTTGCCGCCCTGTCATACATCGCATTCCACTGCGTCTTGCTTGCACGCTCCAAGAACAGCTTGGATTCCTGCGACAGCATATCCTGCTTATTTGTGACCGTCTTAAACCAGTATACGTCCGTGGGCCTGAGCATCGACGCGAACATATCCGCCATGTCACGCCTTGCTATAATCGGGAAGCTGGTAACAAGATTGGCGGCAAAGTCCGTGCCTAATGACCTGAATGTGGTGAACTCCGCGCGCTCAGGATAAAAGTGGTCGGCTATCTCCTGCCATAAAGACAGGAGCGAGCCGCGCTTTTCAAAGGCGCGCTCACCCATCGCATGTATGTGTTCAATATTAGCCACCCAGCTTATTACCACCAGCTACACCATAATCCGTCAATATTGTAGATTGCCTACCAGTTCTTGTCCGGGCAGCTACATTCGCCTTCTTCTTTGCAGCCATTACCGCCGCATCATCAGGCGTTGGCATAACCGCAGGAGGGGGAATAACAGGAGCTTTAGGTGTGCTTAATATACCGCCCATAGAAGGATACTCCATATAGTTGCTTTGATGGAATAATAACGCAAGATGTAGACCAATGCAAGGGTTAGCGTGGCTTCCTTTGTGACATATGCCCCATTATCGCTTTCGGCAGGCCACGCACGCCCTTGCCCTGCCACTTCCCATCGCGCTGCTGTGCTATCGTATCGCCCTGACTCCACGCTATAACCACCGCATCGCCCCTATCAGGACTGCGCCCTAACCGCTTTTTCAGCTCATCCTTAGTCTCAAGCATCACGCCACGGCTGGTTATGCTAAAGTTGATGGAGCATAAATCCGACATCAATTTCTGGTCAGGCGGCAGGCAGATGGAGGAGCCTCCATCTTGTGAGGGGTCAAGTGCTTCCATAAAGCGCCAGTACACCTCGGCGCGCTTGCTTGCAAAGGCGTAGAGCCGGTCTTTAGACCGCTTCGTGCTTTTCTCCGCACCCTTATGCGCCTTCGCATCTATCCCATTATCCAGCAGGTGCTTCACCACTCCCCCGCCATACCCCCCGCCACAGTCCACTATCGGCAGCGCACCATCACGCCTATACCGCATAACCTTCGCCGCCACATCCTGCGGATACGGTGTCTCCGAGCCGGGTATCGCCATAATCTCAGGATAATACCCGTCATATCTCGCAGCCAGTACCGTTTCATCCGGCCCCCCCGCCGCTGGGTCAACTCCCATCGCGCACATCGGCACCCCCGGAGGCGGAGCAGGCGTCCACCTATTCTGCGCCTCCCTAACCCATGCCGTCGGTATCAACTGATTCTCGCCATCCTTGCGCGCCAGCATAAAGTTACCGTCGCGCATCGCTGACCTGTACGGCTCCTTCATCGCATCCAGCGTCGCCTTGTAATTCGGGTCGGCATACGGGTTATCATCAATGCTTGACCGTATGAACGTGCGCGACTTCGGAATAATCAGCCGCTTCGTCCCATCCGGTTTATATCCATCCTCTATCGGGTCAGGACTGGATACCTCCACATCCTTCCCATCCTTATCAGTTACAAACCAGCGTAGCTCACCATCCTTCGCAGGATTATGATGTGTCGGGTCAAGCCACGGCCTGAACATTCCAATAATCCAGTCCCCCTGCGTACTCACCGGCGGATTGCTTGCAAAGACGGTGCGCACGCGCTGCCCAGGCGTACTCGTGCGATTCCACGTCATGATAAACCGCACCTGGTCCTCACGAAAGTTCACAACCTCGTCAAAGCCCTTAAGGTCATGCTCCTGCCCCTGCCAGTTAAGCTCATCCCCAGGGTTCGCACACGCACCATACTGTATAAACCGCCCGTCCTTCGTTTTCATGCTCGGCGGGCTACTCCCATTAAAGCCATCCCGCGTACCATAAAACTTAATCATCTTGTCAATAAGGTCGGTAAGCTCGGTGTATTGAGGGCGCATAATCAGGCTCTTAAGGTGCGCCGTCAGCGCCAGCCCTACAAGGAGCGCACTCTTACCACCACTCGCCATCCCCCCATACAACATCAAGTCAGCAGGGCTATAATACGCTACCGTCTGCGGCCCCGGACTCGGTATAAAGCACTGCTTTACCCCCTTGCTCGCACTCAACATCTCCGCGCGCTTCTTCGGGTCAGCCTTCAATAACTGCTCATACAACTCATCAACCGAGATTAACTCAGACATCCGACTGCCTCAAAATCCGCACATACTCGAAAAACAATCTTGAACGCGGGTCATCAAATGCAAGCTGCTTACCAGCAAAGAAAAAGCCTTGGCACGGTGAACCGCCTATAAGGTAATCAAAGCTACGGTCTGGGTGATAATCGACCACAGAGCCATGCCGGATGATTTGCGGGTAGTTCTTTTCACTAACTTGGATAGCATATTTATCAATCTCACACGCATGGTACTCAGTTACAGGAATACCGGCACGTTCAAAAGCCAACATCCCGCATGAGATACCGTCAAATAAACTTAATACCTCCATAAAACCTCAAAAAAGACCCGCCAGCAGAATAAACCACTGGCGGGCAATATCCCATCGCTGGGTCACAACAACCAAACTAGACGTTAGTCAATGCCTGAGACCCCATCACCCAGCGCCCAGTCGGGAGCTTAACACCAATATAAGCAACATCGGTGCCGGAATCGGTATAGGTCAGGTCAATATCACCATCAGCCTCAGATGTGGCAACGAAATATTTTTTCGCAACAAGAGCAAGTAACGCGCCATCCGTGCCAATCGCAAGACCAGTAGAACCGCCGGTGGTCGTGAATGCTGTGCGAGCCGCGCTGCTAAACACACCAATCTCAACGCTTTCCACATAATTAATATCGGCACCATTCGCATCCTTAAGCTGGATGGTAATGATACGCACACCCGTACCCGTATCCTCATCACCAACAGTTACAGTCGCATCCACGCACGGGCTAGTCACCTGAATGTCATTCGATACCAATCCGTTCTGACTCGTAAGCTGCAACAGGCGGTCTTTAATTGCTATTAATCCAGCAGGCATATCGTCACTCCTTGTTATAAGTTTGCATAACATTATCATAAAAAAAACGATGGGGCAAATCTAAACTGGGTAGGGGGGGGTAGGCCGGAACGGAGGCTTGACTGGAAATTGCAAAAATAAAAAAGTGTGGAGATGGGGTGACCTCCACCGCACCCGCAGCCCCCGCCGCAGGGGGGTGGGGTGTAGGCCGCCAGGCTACTGCCGCCTGCTGCTTAGGCGCGCAGGCGAGGCAGGTAGCGGCGCTCGTTGCTTAAGCGCACTCGCATTACCCCTCATCATCAAAGTGCATCATGAATAGCAGGCAGCAAGCAGCGTGTGCTAAGTGCGGCAAGCCTGACTCACTGTCCAGCCTCTCACCTTTGAGCCGTGCGAATAGATGACGCAAGCACGCGGAAGCATACCGCATAAAGTCGCCATGCTTCCAGTTATCCCGCGAATACTTCAGAGTCCCATAGTCAAGCACACGCGCAACCTGCTCAAGCTGTGCAAAGGGCAGATGTGCAAGCCCTAGCTTACCACCATCATTCTTTTGAAATGTCATTGCGTGCCGCAATCATTGCCGCCTTGCGCTCTTTCTTCTCAGCCACACCAACGGCCAGCTTGTCGGCCTCCGCTGTTACGTCCACAGCCTTCACATCTACCACATCCCCGCGCAATATTGCCCCGTTCATGATAAAGGCAAGACGCCTTGCCGCCTCGCGCAGGTCGGTCACTTCCTCCGGTGCATCCTCAAACGTCAACGGCGCACGGCCATAACCCCTATCAAGTATGGCATTTGCAGCGGCTACGCGGGCACTTGCCTTCTCTTTGGGGTTTGCCATGATGCCCGCCAGCGTATTGATTGCGTCAACGGTATGCTTGCGCGCCAGTTCTTTAACGTGGTGAACTTCCTTCGGTCGGCCAAGTGGGTTTGCCACTTTCCCCACCTCAAACGGCTTACCAATGATTCTTTTTGGCTGTTCCTCTAACATGTTGCAAATATATCGCATTTTATTGCGATTGGTCAACCCCCCACGTGTAAGTTGCAAAAACCCCCGCAATACTCCCGTTTCAGATAGACAAAGATTCATTCCACATATAATTCAAGGTTTTACACTGCAAAACACCATACAAAAAGATAATTGTTGTTTTTCATATGCAACTATCTTGCAACTATTATCCCATTGTTTTGCATGTATATTATGCCAAAAAATAAATAGTTGTTTGTTGTTGTATAGAGCACTAAAAATATTAACCATTATATTTTTCTATAAATAGTTAACACCAAATATACTTCATACAATAATTACAATAATTAGGTTAGCTATATATACTTATGCAATACACATTGTTTTTACTGGTTTTTTTCTCCCATAGATTATTGTTTTAATAGTTGTAAAATGCACCGTGCAATAATACAAAGATTCCCATTTTACAACCACAACAGCTTAACACTATTTAACAACCATTACAAACTTGTAATGTTCCTGTAATGTTCCTGTAATGTTCCCTATGTTACTGTAGCGTCATAGGGTTAATTAATACCTTATGTTAATAACTTGAACATAACTTGAAAGGACTTGAACACATGAGAACACTTAGCGAAATAATGCGCGAGCAGATAAACCTGGCTTATCCAGTTGATTGCTTGGATTCTGGCTTCGATGATATGCAGCCGGAAGAATCCTTCTTCTATGAAACCCCGATGACGTACGAAGAAATGGAGTCGTTTTAACATGACAAACACAAGAGGACAACAAACAATGCTAAAATACGTTTCAAACGAATCTTACAACAAACTGGTTGCAGCACTGGAAGCAAGGCAAAAATTACTTGCTAGTCACCGCGCAGAAAAAGAAACCAGCACCTACAAGTCACTTAACCTTGCTGGCAAGCTGGCAGTAGGTGACAGGCATAAGGCTGAATGGGAAGCGGCTTGTGCTGTAGTTGAATCTGCAAAATAACTAAACTTCAACCACTAATTTTAAGGACAAACAACATGACAAACACAAAACACACGCCACTACCTTGGAAAATTCACAGCGTAACGGATAAGCATCATATCCAGATTCGTGCCAAAAAAGCTGGAACTGAATTTGAATGCTCGCCAGCGGTTCTGGGTGGTTGGGATACAAGCGCAGAAGAAAACGAAGCAAACGCACAATTCATCACCCGCGCATGTAACAGCCATTATGAATTGCTGGAGGCTTTGAGGTTGCTACTGGAAGATTCTTATAATGCAATCGACAACAATAACCCTATGCAAATTAGGGAGGCAACGCTTATTCAATCCCGCGCCGCCATAGCCAAAGCAAAGGGGGAAGTATGCTAGAACGCCTCAACACCCCTTGGCTGGCATTGGTAACACTGGGAGGGTTTATAGCCCTTGGCTGGGCTTCCTATCCTACCCCACGCCTCAACTGCCAGGACTTAGGCCGCTGTAACCTGCAAACCGGTGAGGTTTACGATATGGAAGCCTTAGAGCAGTCTAAGGCGTTTGCTGAACTTTTTAACCAATAGAAGGAATAGGAATATGAAAATACGCTTTGCAATAAACCAAGTAGGATTAAACGTTGAATACTTCGCGCATGGTGACTGGCGTAGTGCTGGTATGTTTAACCACGATTCTATCAAAAAACATGGTGGAATTGCCAATCTAAAAACTAAGGCTCTTTATTCGCTGTATCCATCTTGCAACATGCAACAAGAGGTAATGCCAGCGGGCGATTATAGCGAAAACGGCATGACTATTACTTGCGTATAACAACAACACAAACAACAAAGAAGGAATGAGATTTATGAAAAAACTATATGTAACGATGACCGATAAATTTATGTCTGGCTGGGGTAAGGCTGAAGGCAAAATAAACAAGTTTGTTGTTGAGTGTGACAACTGGCAGCAAGCTGAAATAATCGAACGCAACGCAAAAAAGCGTAGCGAAATGAAGCATATAAACATCAACACGCGCAAGCCTTCAGGGAGCAAATATCTAGTTTCTTTACGCTCTTTTGATGAACTCGGCGCAATTTGGAAGGCATAAGCATATGACAAAATCATTCACACAAGAAAATGCCTTTATCTTAGAGGCAATAGACGCAAGTGGATATAACCAGAATCCTTTAACTGATAGGGAAAAACTGCAATTCTTGCTTGATACATTCATGGCTGAATATGGCTGGCATGTAAAACAGGTTGGACAATTCAAAGCCTTGCAAAATTGGCTCATGGGGTTACCAAGTGCAATCAATATCCCATTTCAAAACTACGATATTTTGCAGATTGCAAAAACGTGGGGATCATTGCCAGAAAACGCCACAGAAAAACAAGAGGATAAACTTTTAGCTAATTACTGGGCATTTATGGCAATGCGGATAATCAGCTTGTGGAAGAAACACAATATTAAGGAGGCGGCTTAGTATGAACGAACCCATAGAAATAAAATCAGGAGAGCGGTTTATAATCGGCACTAAATCTTATTCAGATACAAATCTGGACACAGTAACCGCGTTAAAAGACATCTTAACCGCTGATTTTGAGCGTATGCACAAAGAGATAGAAAGCTACGTTGAAAGTAACGAGAACCGCTACAAATCCGGCTATGAATTAATAACCGCTTGGCTTGTGCATAACGGTTATGTAACCCTGCCAGACTATCCAAAAGAGTTACACTTTCATTATGAATCGGACATTAAAGAGGCGTTTATTCACAATAATGAATATCAAAAGAAAGACTTTGACGAGGCGTCAGAGATTATTAGGAGCATAAACCCATGAACCACCACACACGCCGCCACAAACTAGCCACGCGCAACGACACAAGGGATATAATTCTGTATGCCCTGTTCCTTCTTGCCGTGGTAACTGCAACTTTATTAATCAACAACTGGGTTACTGAAAGGGTAATGTTATGAACGCCATAGACAAACACGCAATTAGCCTACTCGCCTGGGCTGGCTTGCTCCTTGCCGTGGGGTATTGGTATATCAGAAGGGAATATTTATGATAATTGAACCCACAATATCGGTTTCCCATTGGGGGCTATTCCCTGAGCCACCCAAGCGGCGCATTACTGACCGTAAGGAGTTGCCGTCTATAATCCATAGGTACAGAAAACCGCAGGACGCCCCTTGTTTTGTGGAGGCAACAGCATGAGAAAGCCAACAATCTATGAAGCCTTAGCCGCTAGACTGGAACGGACGCCAACGCACCGCGAGCAGTGCGAGGAAGTGAAACGCATACTGGAAGAAGGCGCGCGCGAGCGTGCAGAGCAAGGCAAACTTAACCAACAAAGGGGAAGAATATGAGTATTATAAAAGACTTATACCAGGCTGAACTTGAGGCCATAGAAGCCGAGGCGGAGGAATCCGGCCAGCCGTTAAGTGGAACAGAGGCGGGAAAACTTGCATACAATCGCGCCGTTGACCGCTTTGCGGATATGTGCGATGCAGCGAAGGATAGGGCAAAAGAAAGGCGGGGGTTATGAAATTCATAGCACGCTACATGCACCGGCGTCACGAACAGCCTGAATATTTCCGCACCATATACGCGGATAGCATAAACGAGGCAATCAACACAGCCACACGATACACCCGCAAGGGGTATATTATGACCGGATGCAAGGGGGAATATTAATATGATAAAGGCTATTCAATGGCACGCGCTCGCCTTCTTTGTAATGGTATCTGTGGCAATACCGCTGATATTGACCGGCATTGCCTATGCGCTCGCGGTTCTGGCAACATGGCTATTTGGTGGAGGGTATTAATATGAACGTAGGCGACCAATGGCTTCCGCCTTTTGAACTAAGCGCAAAGAACTTATATGGAACGGTGCGATACTTCCCGATGTGCGACCTGTCACGGGCAATTTGCATGGTAAGGGGCAGGAACAACAAGACACTTCTGCTTGAGCATATCAACGCGCTAAGTGCGGCTGGCTTCAAATTCCGCATTACCGACTGGAACGGGGCAGTAGAAATCCTGTAAGTTGGAACGTGGGCATTTATGTTGGTGCATACCTGTAAACAGCCGATGCCCGCGTTTTACTTTCTGAACGCTCCGCTATAATCATGTCCTGATTAAGTAGTGAGGTAATAATATCATCCATTTCGCGTGACTTATACTTGCGGAAGCGGGTGCATAGCTTGGTGCGCGTTACACCGGCATCGCCAGCCTTGCGGATAAAGTCCTGTACCTCAATGATTGCGCCTTCGTAGTCGGTTTCTGGCAATCTGTCGCCTATCAGGCTGGTCATGTAGTGGATGGACTTATCCACCAGATGCACGGCTACATCAAAGTCAGACTCGCGCATCTCTGGCACTTCTTTGTTGCGGGCAATAGCAAATATCATGGCTATCTTAATGATGTTCTCATGCCGTCTGCCCCATAATGGTGCGGATATATCGCCGCTGTGCATCATGGCATCCTGCTCAAGTGCAAGATTCCACTGCAATTCATCGCAATCACCCCATCCGACAATCTTTGGTGTAACAGGAACGGAACCATTAGTTGCAGTGCTAAGGCTGTACTCGCCTTGAGAGAATCGCGCCCATCCGTCAATTAAATCCTCCGGCGGCTCGGCAAAGTGATGCACGCGCCTGCGTGGAACGGGGTCAGCCTTGATTGCCATCACGCGATTTAGCTCGCCGCTTTCCACTGCATCTTTGCTCAAAGCCTTGACGTACTCCTTCTCGGTGGTCGTGCCATATACGCACAGGTTGGGATTCTCGATGGTAATGGACTCATTCAGCTTCTTGTTGGCGTAATCACCGTGGCTGTAGCTGCTACCGGATTGGCTGTAGAGTGCCATGAGCAATGTCTTTATCTTCTTGTTATGCGATGGTGCTTTTTTATCGCTGATGGATTGCAGTACCAGCCCCCACTCATCCAGCATAAGCACCTGACTTGGCCGGTCATATAGACTACGGGCAACGCCAGTATCAGATATAACGCCATGCGCACCGCCAAACTCCACAAGTCCTGCCTCCCTTGCCAGCAGGGGAAGCTTAACGCGGCTGTGGTTCTTACCAGTTGCCGTGTTTGCCACACCCACCAGATACAGGTTGGTGCGGGTATTGATAGGACTGGCATACCGCCTGCCAAATACGGCACCAGCCCATGCCAGAACGTGGAGCAGGGCGAGCGTAGGCATAGGGAACATGGCATCGGAGCATATCCAACGCACGGTATCGCCAATCAGCCCTTCCAGCTTGAGCGGGTCAAACTCCTTGTCTTTAGCCTTGCGCGCCGGTGCAGGCTTAGGCTCCGCCTTTTCCTCGGCGTGAATTACCCGTGATTTATCCGTGAACTTTTCTGCAAACGCATCGGCAAGGGATGTGTCGGCTTCAGGGCGGATGATAGGCTCAGGCCGCCAGCCATTTAAGCGTGCCTGGTCAAAGAGCGTGGCAATGGTAATGCCTTCATTGCGGAATGACTGCCACTTTCGCCACATCTCCTTACCATTATACTTAGGGCTACCGGAACTCCATGAATCCCATATCTCAAATCCTTCTGAGCCAAATTCATCTGACAAAGCCATAGCCATCTCAACCCATAGCCAATAGTCGTCATTCGGGACATAGCTCAACGCCTCAGCCGCCTCACCCTTTGGATTGTCAGCTTGAAATACCGGCCTCGCCTTTGGCTTGGGCATCGGCTTCTCAGATAATGGCACAGGCTCAGATAGCCTCCATTCCGGCTCAGCCAACGGCTCTCCTTTGGGGGAATATGGCAGGATGAACTGGTTGCCGCAGCCTCCCATCGGCACATGGTCTTGCTTTGGGAACACCTCCACTTCCTTCTTGGCAACCCCGCCGGTGCCGTTCTTGTAGCCAATCTCCGCCATTGCATCGGTAAGCAGCTTGCGCACGCTGTACGCATCTTGCGGCTCATCCCATATCGCTACAAGGTGTATGCCCTTGCCGCCACTGGATACAAAGCCATCGAAGTAAACGCCATGCGGCTTGAGCGTGTCATATAGAAGCTGGGCGGCTTCCAGCATATCATCCCACGCCGTTTCGCCCTTGTGTGAGTCAAGGTCAAGCAGGGCAAGGCGCGTAGTGGATTCCCCTTCCTTGATAGGGCATACGCCGCGCAGTTGCTTGCCATCTAAATGCGCCTGTATGCGCTCGCTGGTAAGCGGCTGGTCACGCTTCCAGATGGATGCCCCGTCAGGGGCTTTGATAGCTGTGATGTCGGTTCTTACGCGGTCAAGTATAGGACGCAGATGGTCTATGGTGTGCATAAGCCTACACCTCGTGACTGCGGATTACCTCAACTAATCGGGGATTGTTTACTATCTTCCAGTAAACATCCTCCGGGATTTTTCGCGCTTCATTTATCAGCACATCACTTTGAATATCGTAATAAATAGCCAGCTTATAAAGAAGCTCTAGCTTTGGCCTGAACGCCTTGTCTGTTTCTAGTTGTGCAAGATAAGCCACGCTCACACCGCACCTGCGGGACACGTCTTTTAGGGTTAACTTCTTGTTTTTTCTTGATTCTCTTAGTCTTTGTGATAATTTCATAAAATCTCCCGATTTTCTACTTTACATAGAATTGATACCATGCTAGTGTGTTTCTTGTAAAGAGGAATTTTTTACACAAACTTGAACCAACTTGAGAAGGACTTGAAAATGACTGAACCAACCGACGATGAAATCCTGCGCCTTATAGAGAAGGCGGAAGCCACCAAAGCGGTGTGTGACCGTAACATCAAGAAGCATAAAGCTACGCTCCTTGACCGCCGCGAGAAAGAAATCCAAGCATTACTAAAGGCCAAAGACGAACCATTTGGCGATGTCACCCTTATTGTGGGCAACCACAAGGTAAAGGTGAATGTGCCGAAGAAGGTAACGTGGGAGCAGTCAAAGCTGGCTGAGAAGCGCAAGACTATTGTGGATGCCGGTGACAACCCTGATGTGTATATTGATACGGAGTACAGTATCAGTGAAACGGCATATAAGAAATGGCCGGACGAAGTGCGTGAGTTCTTTCAAGATGCGCGTACTGTTATGCCAGGTAACCCGAGTTTGAAAATCATTGAAGAAAAAGGAGAGTAAAAACATGGCTATATCACTATCAACGCTAAAACGCGGGGTATCATCACTCCCGCCAATCATTACAATTTACGGCGATGCTGCCATTGGCAAGGATACGTTTGCATCGTATGCGCCAAACCCCGTATTTCTGTTCACGGAAAATGGCCTTGGCAATCTTGATGTTGCACGCTGGCAAGCAGAAACATACGAGGATGCGATGAATGCGCTTGTCACGCTGCTTGAGGAGGAGCATGACTTCAAGACTCTGGTTTTCTCAACGCTCGACTGGTTTGAGCCTATGGTATGGAATTACCTGATTCGCAACCAGCCCACTGATGAAAAGGGCAGGCCAGTTACAAACGTGGAGGGCTACGGGTTCGGCAAGGGCTTCAAGTACGCACTGGATTACTGGAATGACTTTCTGGTGATGGTAAACCGTTTGCGCTCAGAGAAGGACATGATGATAATCTTTGTTGCCCATCCTGTTGTTCGCAAGGTAACTCCGCCTGATTCAGATTCCTATGATTGCTATATGCTGAAATTGCAGGATTCTGAGAAGGTATCGGCTAAGGACAAAATCGTTGAATCAAGCGATGTGGTGCTGTTTGCCAACTGGCGAGTTGCGCTTACCGATGAGAAGATGAGTTTCGGTCAATCCCGCCAGCGCGCGGTTGGCTCAGGCGAGCGCGTCCTATATACGGAGCAACGTCCAGCCTATGAGGCCAAGAACAGGTATAGCTTGCCAGGGCAAATCCACGTCAAGACAAAAGACTGGTCAGATGTGTGGGGTGTTCTTGCCTCCCATATCCCTTGGTTCTCTACCCTTGCCGCACCTGAGCCAGCGAAGTCTGAGCCAGCTAAGAAGGCTGCGAAGGAAGCAAAACCGGAGGAAGGCAAGCCGGACGCTAACTTGCCAAAATTTCTTAAAACAAAAGGAGAATAGTTATGGGTTTCGGATTTGATACAGACGAGTATGAGCGCACAGTTGGGGGCGGCGGTTCTAATCCGCTTCCAGTAGGATTCTACGGCATGGTTATTACCCGCTCGGTAATTAAGCCAACTAAGGCAGGCGATGGCAAGTACCTTGAGGTGGAGTTTGATATTGCAGAGCCTTCGGAGTATGGCAACCGTAAGTTCTGGGATAAGTTCAATATCTTCAACAAGAATCCTACCGCGCAGAAGATTGGCCGTGAGCAGCTTTCTGACTTGCTTAAAGCCATTGGCTTGAGTGGCGATGCAGAGCCGGATGACATGGTTGGCGCATCGGTCAATGCGTACCTGCTGATTGAGCCAGCCAAGGGGGATTGGGAGGCCAAGAACAAGTGCGGCAAGTACCTGCCTACCGGCACGACTGAGGCTGACTACCAAGCGTGGCTTGCTAAGGCCAAGGGTGCTGCGAAATCTGCTGTGCCTGAGAAGAAGTCGTGGGGTGCTGCTACACCTGCGGCTGCTGCTGCTGAACCTGCTGCGAAAGCTGTGCCTAGCTGGAAGAAGAAAGCATAGTTGAGCATAGTTGCCCCGCAGGGGATTTTGTGTTGCGCGGGGATGAAGTCACACTCTATGAGCTTGGGCTTTATCCCCTGCGTTGCCATATTTGCGGGTTGCAGAAACCAAATATAATGAAGGAGGTACAGGATGAGCAGGGAAATAAACATAGCACTAGCTGATTCGCTCATGGCAATCCTTGGCTATAAGCGGATTGCACGGCAAGAAGGTAATATCATTGCACCGGCGGAGTTTGAGCGATGCGGTGATGCTAATTGCGCCTGTCATTACATTATCCCGCGCCGTGAAGATTTTAAGCAATGCGACATTTGCGGCGATTACCATGATGGTGATGTGCCGAGAGAATGCGAGACGGGGGATGGTTTTTAGTATGGAAATAGGCAAGGTGTACGAAGTGATACCCATGTTTCAGATTACCATAGAGGCGCTCGGTATTATCAGCGGCGGGTTCTATGGCCGGTTCATTGGGTATGATTCATCCGGCAAATGCGTGTTTGAGCAGGGCGGAAAATACCGAGGGTATTGGGAGGCTGGCACGCGCGATAGCATCTTTGATACGGCGAAGATATTGCCGCTGAAGGAAAGAATAGATGGAGAGTTCAATATATGAAACTCAACGACATTATGGGGTGCGACTCCACACTTGATGCGGCTGACCGTGCGCTGGAAGCCAAGGCATTAGAGGAGCAACCGCGAGGCTATCTTGGCATGTCATCCATAGGCGATTCATGCTCGCGCAAGCTGTGGTATCAATTCCGTCATGCTGGGCGTGAGAAGTTTGACGCGCTCACGCTCAAGCGGTTTGCTGACGGGCATCGCACGGAAGATTTAATCATTGACCGCTTGCGGCTGGTAGAAGGGCTTGACCTGTTCTCGACCAATGAGGCTGGAGGCCAGCTTCGTGTCACCGACCACGGAGGCCACTTCTCAGGGCATCTGGATGGCACGGTAGATGGCTTGCTGCAAGCTCCAAAGACGCGCCATGTGCTTGAGGTGAAGTGCGTGGGGGATAAGAAGTTCGCCGAGTTCAGAAAGGCCGTTGCTGACTTAGGAGAGAAGGCCGCGCTCAAGAAGTGGAATCCTGTCTATTACGCACAGGCACAGGCTTACATGCACTATACCGGCTTGCCACGCCATTACCTTGTAGTGGCTACCGCAGGTGGGCGTGACTGGGCATCGGCACGCACAGAGTATAATGCGGCAGACGCATTGCAGCTAGTGACTAAGGCCAAGCGCATTATCGACGCGCAAGAGCCGCCAGAGCGTGTGAGTAATAAGTCTGACTGGTATGAGTGCAAGTGGTGTACCTTCAGTGGTATCTGCCATGAGCAGGATATACCGGCGCGCGCGTGCCGCACTTGCCTGCATTCAACGGCGATGCCGGAAGGCCAATGGCACTGCGAGAGGCACGGCAAAACGCTCACGCTGGACGAGCAGATTGAAGGCTGTCCAGCGCATAAGTTCCTGCCGCCACTTGTGCCAGGTGAGGTGGCTGAGGTGACGGATAAGGGCATAACATACAAGATGCAGGATGGGAGTTCTTGGTATGATGGGGAATAGCTTGCTCTTATCCCCCGCCAAGCCCCTAAAAACTCCGCGTGATTATCAGGAATCGGCATTCCCTGCCGTTATGGACTGGTTTGAGGGCAAAGAAGGGTGGCCGCTTGTCGTCATCCCCACCGGCGGGGGTAAAAGCCTAATCATGGCTGAGTTTATCCGGCGCGCGCTTGAGATAGAGCCTTCCACGCGCTTCATGATTGTGAGCCATGTGAGCGAATTACTTAAGCAGAATGCAGAAGCGGTCATCGGGCAATGTCCGGGCATTAGCTTGTCCTTCTACAGTGACAAGTTGGGGCAGAAAGACCTGAGCGGGCAGGTAATTGTGGCTGGAATCCAGAGCGTATATAAGAAGGCGCATCAGATACAGAATCCGCCGGCGGATTTGATTCTTATCGACGAGGTGCATACCTTGCCACACACGGGCGAGGGCATGTACCGCAAGTTCCTTAAAGATATTCTACAAATAAACCCATACATGAAGGTATGCGGATACACCGCCACGCCTTTTCGTGCTAAGACTGGCCTGCTGCATAAAGGCGAGGGCGCAATGTTTGGTGGCATTGCCTATGAGATTGGCATTCTTGACCTGATTGAGCAAGGCTATCTCTGCCAGATTTCTACCCCGTCTATGTCCACGCGCATGTCAACCGAAGGCGTAAAGGTACAGGGCGGCGACTATGTGCAGAAGCACCTTGAAGCCGCTGTTGATAAAGACGAAATAACCACTGCCTGCGTGAATGAGATTATGCAATACGCGGAAGGGCGCAATAAGTGGCTGGTGTTCACCGCTGGCGTAGGCCACTGCGAGCATGTGCGCGATGAGATACGCTCGCGTGGCATAGCTTGTGAAATGGTAACTGGTAATACCGAAACAGGCGAGCGCAACCGTATCATTGCATGGCATAAGGAGAAGTCGCACGAGCCGCGCTGCCTTGTCAATGTGAGCGTGCTTACTACCGGCTACGACAACCCCGCTATCGACCTGATTGCCTTTATGCGTCCGACGCGCTCGCCGGTGCTGTATATTCAAATGATAGGGCGCGGGATGCGTATCTCACCAGGCAAAGATGATTGCGTTATCCTTGACTTTGGTGGCGTGATTGAAACCCTTGGGCCGATTGACCAAATCCGCTTGCCAACAAAGAAGAAAGGCGAGGGTGAAGCGCCAAGCAAGGCGTGTCCTGAATGTGGAGAGATAAACCATGCGGCGGCTCGCCTGTGCATAAAGTGCGGCTTTGAGTTCCCCGCGCCTGAAATCAAGATAGGGCATACCGCAAGCGAAGCAGCGGTGCTTTCCACCCAGCTCCGCACTGAAACGTATCCCGTGTCCAGCGTGAATTACCGCAGGCACAAGAAGGAGGGCAAGCCAGATACGCTGTGCATTGAGTATAGCAGCGGCATGACCAAAAGTTTTCGGAAATGGCTTTGCCTAGAGCATTCGGGAACAGCGCGAGAGCTTGCTGCTTTCTGGTGGCGCAAGGCGGCACGGACAAAAGAGCCAAACACCATCACCGAAGCGTTGACGCGCACGCATGAGCTACGCAAGCCGGTGTCGGTGACTGTTAAGAAGGTTGGTAAATATCATGAAATTGTAGGAGTTGAGTATGCGAATTGATAGACATGAAATTGAATCTGTTGGGCTAGTCAATGATACAGATGATTTTTCAGGGGTATTGTTATTGGGCGGGTTATTCAGAGAATATGGCGTGTCATGCCATGATACATTTCACGGGGGGCCAAAGAGTCAACGGAATTATATGCGAAGAATGGGCGTTACAAATATATGCTATGTGAAAGAGGACGTATTTGTCTTTAAGGATGAATATGAATATCTCCCTCATATAGTAAAGTGGAGGGCTGATTATGATGCTACTCATGGGGGTGCGGGGAATTGCACATACGACATAAGCAGGGCTGGCGTTAGGCTGTGTATCGAGGAGCAGTGCCTTATTTATAATATAAGCAGGGTGATATAAGATGGCAAATATGTTTAGCCCGCACGAAAAAGCGCAGCTAATGCGGCTTATTGAAAAGCTGCCAACTACTACCAAATGCACGGACTGCCGTAACTATGATTGTGGCATGTGCCAGCTTGCAGGCGAGATGATACCGCAAGATGTGTTGCCAGTGGGATGCGAGCAGTGGGAGTTCTCGCCTGAGAGCATTCCGTTTTAGAGCGTGACTATTTCAACTTCAACACCGCTACCTACGCTCTTGCCTACCATATCAGCCCACTCGGTAATAGTGCGGCCAATGTACCTGTCATCCAGAATCACGCCCCTGGCGACTAAGAAATCAGTTGTTGCTTTTGCATAATTCTGCTCATCCCTGATTCGTTTGTCTGGGCGAGCCAATGTAAAAGTTATCTGTATAGGCTTCTTTGATGTTATTGGCACATAATACTGCTCAGAAAGGGCTAGCGATGCCTGGACAATCCACTCTTTGTATCTCTCGCTTTTGAAGCGCCTTGCCTTGCCAGAGTAAAGGCCGTTAGTTGACGGCGGAAATGGCAACCACAAGGAAATCATATCACCCATGCCGGACTGTCCTTAATCTGTTCCATGCCTATGTTTACGCGGATTCTATTAGCCGCCTGCATGACCTGAGAAAGTCCTGTGGGTTTACCGTCTAGCTCCCATGAGATTCCGTCACACATGATTATCTCTTGAAGTCTGTCACCTAAAAGGTTCTTTGCTATCACGATAGGGTTAGGCTTTGATTTAGGGGTGTGTTGAAGGGCGTTGTCCGACCTAGCGGCCTCAGCATATTTCTTGTCCTTATTTTTAAGCGCGGCTTTCTGGCCTGACTTCTTGCGGATTTCCTTCATCTGCGCGTCACTGAATAGCATACGCCGTTTCTTGAACTGTATAATCACTCCACCTCCGGCCACATAAAAGCCAGCCCGTTGCGCTGAATGCTCTTATATCGTTTCCATGAGTGAACCCCTGCTATATGCTCTTTAGCTTGCTCCTCTGTGTAGCGTTGATGTGTTGAAACAACTCCTCTTTGCGTATCAAACGATAGCTCGACTAAGTCGCCCACCTTTGGCTCAAGCAGGTGCAGACTGTCGGGGTGGATGTATGCGAGTTTTTTGTATTCATAGGGAGATGAGCGTTCTGACCTAAGCCATCTATCCCATTCTTCACCCTCACATGTACCACGGAAACCATCCTGCTTGATTTCGATATGTTCGCCATCATGAGCGCAAAACCGCATCCCAAAATGCTTTGCCATCCAAGCTGCCGCTAATGGGTCTGTGTAATAATATTTCATCCGTCATCCACCATAGAAGCTCTGGCCTTCATGTTTTGAACACCAACCTTAACATCATCAACCATCTTATCAGCTCTCATCAGGCCGTTCTGTGCATTGCCGGTAGTTACACCAATGGCATCGTGAATCTTTAGCTTTATAAAGGCTAATTTTCCTTCCAAAGTCTCCACGCTCAACCCTTCACCAGTTCAAGATAAGGCGCATCGTCTATGGCAATAAATGCGTATGTGCCTAGCTGGTCGTTCCATTGTAGGGCGGGGGATGAAAGACTACCGCTATCAAGAGTCCCATCGGGTACGGAGTTTACTCGTTTACTCCCATCCCCCAAAATAACCGGCGGGTCAAACGCCAGCTTATCAACGGTCTGGTATTGTATCGAATCCTTCAGGCTAAACTTACCCTCTGGCATCAGGTGATATGAGTAAAACGGCTTGCTTCCCCTGTACTCAGGGTGGCTATACGTCACCCCGATAATCCGGCATATGATTCCGTTGTGCATTACTGTGCGGTTTAGGTCTGTGTGCATACTCTCCCCCTGTTAGTTGCTGGTTATTAAGAGCCATAGCCATAGCCATCGCCAGAGCCAGAGCCATAGCCATAGCCATCGCCAGAGCCATCGCCATCGCCATAGCCATCGCCAGAGCCATAGCCAGAGCCATAGCCAGAGCCATCGCCATAGCCATAGCCATCGCCAGAGCCATCGCCATAGCCATAGCCATCGCCAGAGCCATCGCCAGAGCCAGAGCCAGAGCCATCGCCAGAGCCAGAGCCAGAGCCAGAGCCATAGCCATAGCCATAGCCATCGCTAATTGAATGGCCGTGATGGCTATTTTTTGTCTTCAACAAATTTGGCATAAGTTTTTTCCGCTTCTTTCGTTGTGGGGATGTATTCGATTGCATTAGTGAGTGCGATTTCACCTGTTTCATTGAGCCTGCCGCCTTTAATTCCGCTAACAGCAACCGCAGATAGCGACAAACCGCCGCCTTCCCATTTCCATAAACGCAAAGCGTTTTCTAATTTGCACTCCATGCTATTTTCAGGATTAATCCATGTCACATCCCCGATATGAACGCCTGCGCTATAGGTGCGAACTAAGCACCGCTTGCCAAGCATTGGGTGGCTACTTGTCTCTTGTCTTTGTGGCTTAAGGCCGCAGGCAAGTTTTGCGATTTCCTTTATTTGGCCGTAAGTTAAATCATCTATATCCATTTTGTTTCCTTTCAAAAGTTGCTGGTTTTGAGCAGAGCCAGTGTGCTTTAGTGGTTAGGCGGCTTCGGATGGCGATTGCGAATCTCCGCTGGTGTGGTTCGATACCATGCCAGTGCCAGTTAGCTCTTTTACAATCCACATTACGGATTCTTCTAACGATGTGAGGGCAAGTGAATTGTAACGCCCACCGCATACCTTTGCGTAAAGCTGTTCCATTTCCACGGCTTTGTTTTTGATTTCATCATGCAATGCTTTCTCATCTTCACTCAATGCACGATAACGAGGCCGAAAGCGGCTATGTTTAATTTCACCCGCTTGTCTTGCGTCTAGGTTGCCTTGAAATACGTTTTCTTTATTTTCCATTCTCACTCTCCTTTGTTAAATTTACTGTCTCTCCAGATTGTCAAGCCTAGCACATAGCGGCTTTCCAGTTCCCCACATATCCGAGCCTTACTTGGGGCGATACTTATACCTGTAAAGGCCAAGCTCGGAGTATTTGCACTGATTTCGTATCGCAGGTGAAACCAGTAAAGCCCTATAACAAGCAACTAGGGTTGCAGCGATTCTTTTGCGGCGCGGCTCGAACTTCTCTGGCCGCCTTACCCCGCACATTCCTAACGTCGTGTGCAGACCGCATGTATCACTGCTTCTCCCTCTGTGCCAGTGTACTCGCCGCCACAGATTCAGCGTTTCTTTTAGCATCATTAAGCTCATGACCAGCCAGTGATTGCGCTTCCATCAGCTTTGAAATGGCCGCGCTTACAATATGCTGGTTGGCATGTATGTAGCCCTGCATGAGTTCTAGCTGCGCGTTCCAATCGCTGAACGTCCGGTTCATGGTGCGGAGTTTGTCTATTACTTCATCAGCACCGCCGAGCAACCCACCCGCTTTGCTGGCAACGGCTTTACTGGTTTTCTTCATAGGTAAAATCCTTTGCTGTTACTTTGCCATTAGAGGCTGTTTCTATTTTCCGTATTGTCTTTAGTGTAATGGATTTATTAGTTAGTGCATGGTAAATTGTTTGCCTAGAAACACCGCACATATCAGCGAATTGCTCCCATGTAAGGCGGTTTTTCTTGATGTAATCATTTAATTTCATAAAGTACATTTTTCTGTATTTTGTGTGTTGACAAGCTAAAAATCATAGTATATAAATCTATACAGTAAGTCAACCACTAAATAAAGGATTTAACATGACACAGAAACACACACCAGCACCTTGGCACGAAGCCGAAGACCAAGCGCACGGCACACGGCGCATCTACGCGCCTGACGGTTACATGGTTGCGGATGCAGGCCGGATATTTCGCCGAAGCTCAAGCGAAATGGGTGCCAATGCCCGATTAATCGCCGCCGCGCCGGAATTGCTTGAGGCGTTAATTTCTGCTCGTCATGAAATCTGGGAATTGACCCATCACTGCACCAGTGATGAAAAATTCAAAGAACAATATGGGTTTATTGATTTGGCAATCGCCAAAGCAAAGGGGGAATAACATGGAATTCAAATTCACCATAAACAACGAAACATTCTACATCGAGGAATACGAAGGCGGCTTTGCATGGGTAAACGATGAAACGCAGGGCGATGGCTTCCCAACGATTGCCGAGGCGCAACAGAACGCCATGGATTACGTCCGTATCCGTGATGAGAACATAGCAGCGGCAAAGGCTCAGGCTGAGGATGATGCGAAGTATGGCACTGATGAAGAACAATGGGCGCGTGATTATCGTGAAGCTGTGAGGGTGTCATGAACAAGGATATTGTGAGCATATACAGAAATAACAAAGATGTGTGCCTAGATTTTTATGACTACCTGATGGCTAGCGTTTCAACCGGTGTGAAGCTAGAACTGTCACAGGCTATGGTAAAATTAATGGATAGCGAAAGGAAAAACGATGACCAATGAAACCGAACTGCGGGAGTGCCCGTTTTGTGGTCGTGAACCAGACATCCGCGATTGCCCTGACAGGGATGAACGTTATTGGCGTGTGTCGTGCTTGAATACTGCCTGTTCCATAGCCGTTGCGGTCAACAAAAGGACTCAAGCCGAAGCCATTGCCGCATGGAATAACCGCCCCAAGCCCCCTGCTGCGGTGGGGGATGTGAATAAAAATAAACCAACACTGGCCGATAGAGGAATATCTCAAGCTATAGTGGTGATAATTGGGGTTGTGGCAACGCTATGCGCTGCTATTTATTATGGGAGAGGATTATGACCGACATACAGGCGTTGATTGATAAGCTGGAAGGTATGCGAAACACTTTTGAGCCGCGTTGCACTGCGCCATATACGCAAGGTGAAGTTAGGTCAAAAGTTAACGGTGTAGTGGATATGGCTCAGCAGATAATCCGCCAGCACTTCGCAGAGCAGCCCTTGAATGCGCTTGGTTTTCCTATACCTCAAACACTTGATGACCTTATGACGAATAAGCAGCCCGATAGGTATAGTGAAGGGTATAATAAAGGTTCTGATTATACCTGTCAGCCCCACACTACCCCAGCGCATGGGGATGTGGAGCGTATAAGAGACATCTTGCATTTTCATTTACGCACTGGAGTTTTTCATAACGAAGTATCCGTGTGTGGAATTGATGAAGCAGCGGAAGCCCTAGCCGCCATGCAGCCTGCTCCGGTTGCCCCCCAGCCTGTTTATGCGGTGGATGAGCGTGCGCTGTTTACTCTGGTAAATAATATCCTCTGTGAGTTTGACCATAAAGGTGATATGCGCTCTCGGATTGCTGACGTAATCCGCCCCTACCTCCGCCCCGCCGAGCCTGTGGATTTACTGGAAGCCATTAAAGCCCTTGCGCCGTTTGAAGTTGTACAAGGTGATGCGATTCATAGAACCAATCCATCAAGCCAGCAGGTTGTCAATTCAAATGCAGCATGGGCGGTATCAAATGCCGAGCGTTCTGCACACAAAATTAGAAAGCATGTGGATGTGCTTAATACGGCAGCCAACATAAAGTGGAAGGAGTAGGTGTATGGAGAAATCATACTGGATGTTAATAAACAAAAGAACTGGCAATCCACTGAAAGAAAAATATAGCAAACACATCAAACTATTCAGCAGCAAATCACTGGCAATCGTAACCACAATGGACTTCCCTGCTTATCATGTTGTTAAGGTGGCCATAAAATACAAAGGAGCAAAACCATGACGCATATTGAAGCACTGAAACTGGCTTTTACCTCATTAGAAGGCTATCTGGAAGCATTAGAAGGGAAAATGCCGGTTGATTATGTAGAGCGTTTACGCAGCCATTATATAGCAGATGTAAACACAGCCATATCCGCCGCCCTCAAATCAGGTGAGCAGGTCACTGGCGCACTGCTACGAACAATTATTGCCAATGATGTGCTTATCAGGAACATGCGCCACAGGGATGCACGTTGGCATGATGACCCTGATGTTGCAAAGGTGCTTGAGGCAAATAGAGCCATCATCAAGGCATCGAGTGAACCCAACCAACAATCAGGTGAGCAGGTGGGGGATGAGGTGGAGAGGGTTGCGAAAGCCATCTATGAGGCGGATGATAAAATTTCTTGCGGTGAATTGAAGGGCATAATCCCATGGGAAAATGCTGGAACATACAATCATGGCTTCTATATAAAACGCGCCAAAGCCGCCATATCAGCCATGCAAGAGCGTGGGGGTGTGGAGGAAGCGGGCGCATGGGAAGTTCTGCGCTTATTGTGGTTCTTTCTGCCTGAGCATGAGCCGTGCAATCCCCATAGCAAAAAAGCCACTGATATAGAGCGCAATAAGCGGTGGTCTAGGGCTTGCGAGATTTATCAAAAATATGCTGGCAGGATACCCACCCCACCCGCATCCAACGAGCAGAAGGGGTGAGTATGGCTACAATAGAAGCAGCACAGGCACTAATAGATAGAGGTTTTAATCTTGGCGGCAGTCGTTATATGGCCGCAAAGTACCCCGATAAAATCAGCGTCACAGAAGAAACGGATTGGGACTTCTACTGCGATGATACCGCCTGAGGTTATTTATGATGATCCGCACTGGTCAACGCAGAGTTGGAGGTAGCATGCAGCCATACACACAATACCGCATATACAGGCGCGTAAAAGAGGTTCGGCGGCTGGTTTATGACTGCTTGCCGTATGCGATGACCTTGGCACTATTGATGGTGCTGGCGAGTAATTTTTGAAACAACCGATAAGGAGTAACAAATGCTATCATTTCACAACGAGCAATCAACTAAAGATAAATACCTGAGTCGTGTACGCGCGCATCAGAAAGCAGATAACCTCATTCGAGGTACTGGATGGGAGGGTGGCAAGGGGTGTGCTGTTGGATGCACATTGGAAAATTACGATCATTCACAATACCCTGTAGAGCTTGGGATACCAGAATGGCTTGCCAGAGTTGAAGATACATTATTTGAAGGCATGAGCGAGAAAAAATCACACACATGGCCTGAGAAGTTCCTTGAAGCTATACCGCTTGGAATAACTGATGAGCAATTTGAACGCAAGGTAAAAGCACCATTCCTTATTATCGTTCTTGAAAGTGCGCTTACGTCTTTTGACCATGATAAATTTCCTGATGTTAAGAAATGCCTTGATGCATCAATCTCGCTTTGGAGGCGCGAAGATATAGGAAGCGATGATTGGAATAAGGCAGCAGCATGGGCAGCAGAGGCAGCAGAGGCAGCAGCATGGGCAGCACGGGCAGCAGAGGCAGCAGCACGGGCAGCAGAGGCAGCAGCACGGGCAGCACTGGCAGCAGAGGCAGCAGCACTGGCAGCAGCACGGGCAGCACTGGCAGCAGAGGCAGCAGCACTGGCAGCAGCACGGGCAGCAGCACTGGCAGCAGCATGGGCAGCAGAGGCAGCAGCATGGGCAGCAGAGGCAGCAAAATACGATTATTTCGCTGATGAGCTTCTGAGGATGCTTAGTAATCTAACAACCGATAAGGAGTAAGGCGTATGACATTAGATAACCTGCTGGCAGGTGATGTAATAACACACGAATCAGGAAATAAATATATTTATCGCGGGTGGGTTCATGGAAGCGATTGCTATGTAATTTCCACGCTAAATGGACAGGACGCCTTCGTTGTAACTAAAGAAAAACTTAACAGTGAATTTCTAGTTAAACAAAGCAAGTGCAAAGAGTGCGGGAGTATTAAGCCATGACCACTGAGCAGTCGCGCAGCTTTGAGGAATGGTGTCAAGCGCACGAATTTCCAGCAGATGAAAGCTGGGTAAGGGATGTTTATAATACTGCCCGCGCACAGATGATGGAGGATATGGAGGTGATGGCTGAGGCTTTGGGAACATGCAGTGAGAGTTATAATTCTGAGCTAGGAAGTTATCAAAGCTTTTGTGAGATATCAGTAAATGAAGCCTTAGCCCTCTACCAACAGCGTTACGGAGATAAACAGGAGGATAAGATATGCAAATAGATATTAAACCAGAGGATATTGATAAAATTGTAAAAGACGCAATCCTTAAATCAATGTGCGGGGATACAATCAATAAGGCAATAACCAAAATTTTGACAGCTGGCTATAATAGCCCGATTGAAGAAGTTTTGCGAATTGTCATTAAGCAAATTACACAAGAAGTTATTAATGAAAAATACAACGAACAAATCCGCACAAGTATCGTTAATCACCTTGAGAAAACTATAGGGCAAGGAGCAATTGATAAAATAACCAGCACAGCAATCGAAAAGCTGCGCCGTGAAGTCGAGGATTCTTACACATGACCACCGACATGGATAAGCTGATTGAAGAACTGAAAGCCATAAAAGATACACCAGCGGGGGGATTGCCAGCTATCTCACGTAACTGCGCTATTGATGAGTGCATAGCCCTAATCCGCAAGCACCAAGCCCTCATCAGGGTGAGGGAGGCTATAGAGATGTCATGGGCACATTACATGAATGAAAGAACGTCACGTGCAGCATTAAGCATTCGTGACGCACTCGCAGAACTCGACAAGCTGATTAAGGGGTAGGGGTATGGATAGTAAATACGTTGAAGCATTGAAGATTGCCCAAGATGCAATAGCAGAAGTTTTGGCAGAGAACGCCAAGCTAAAGCGCACACTAGTGGAACTGGATACGGGTGGCGGAAATTATCTGACCGTGCGAAAAGTGATAGCTGAATTAAGTGGCGTACCCTCTATGGCAATTTCATTTGATGAGCACATAAAAATTATCAAAGAAAAGCTAGCCAACACCCCCTCGCCAACAGAAAGGATGGAGTGATGGAATGTAACGGTCAAGAAGGGTGTTGCCAAAGCAGGATAGCCTACACCCCTTATAGAATTACCATTGAAATTCCAACAAGCATTTCCGACCTGCGCCATCAGTTGTGGAAATTGAAATTTAGGGCAAAAAATCCGTATTGGCTTGGACGTCTGCGCTGGAACAGATGGAATTATAAGCACAATATACGCGGCTTATATCGCTGGAAATGGTATGAAATAATCAATCCTTGGAGCAAGATGCCAAATCCATTAACGCACCGCACACAAAAGTTATAAATTTATGACGCACTTTGAATGTTTATGCATGGAATGGTTTAGATGCGTTTTTACCATATCAAACAAAGATTATATTAAACCGCGCACTGCAAAACCTGAGCCTATATGGAATGGTTGGGGTTGGGATAATGGCACATCAGATTTTGGGTATGAGTTCCGGCAGTTCTTGGGGAATTGTTATTCTCACATGAAAGAAAGCGAAATCGTTGATGGGATGCAGCAGTTAATTCACCAATATTACATGCAGAATGGTACTATAAATGCCAAAGACACGGTAGCAAGGATAAGGAGGTTGTGCGATGGATAGATTGACGATTAAACAGGTCGAGGAATTTCTCGTTCAGTATGATTCATACGAAGGGATTAGTGGCAATTTCCCAGAAGAATTGGCTCGGCAACTCGCCGATACCATGCGCGAGAATGAGCGGCTGCGTGAAGGAGTAAAGTCTGGGGTAGATTGGATGTGTCATATGCTATATGCAGCGCATGAATCAGACAGAGAAAATCTTGATAACGAAATACAGAATCTTCAAGAAATGCTTGAATCAAACAAGCATTCAATTCGGGCTTCCTGACAACACACTCTTAACCCTGCTCACCTCACCACTGGCATAGGCAGGCTTTTCATACTCCCCTGCACTAAGCTTGACAGGTTCTAGGCCAAGGTCGTAGGCAGAGCATGAGGTGAGGAGTAGCAACAGAATCAGCCGCATACTTCTTCTATGGCCTGCTGCTGCCTGCCAATGCGGTCTAAATAGTCAATCACATGATCCGGCGTATCCACAGCCAAAAACCACGCTTTAGTTTCTTCACTCGCTCTAATGATAGGGAAACAGTGATTTTGAACGGACGCACTACAGCCTGCCAACGACATCATGCTTATCACCGCGAGGCAGTGAAAATATCTCAGCGGTTTTCTTGTGCCGGTTAACCTGTTTTTCGAGATCATTCTTGGCCTCTTCCAGTTCCCATATTTCCTTGTCATGGCGAAACCTGCCCCACAGATAAGCACCGCCAATGACAGTGCCAAACCCTGCAAGGCAGGCAATGGTCAGGCTAATCCAGCTCACTTTTTAGGCTCTAACACGGAAAACCGCGCCATGAACGCTTTAGCCTTGCCCACAAATTCATCATCCTTGGGTGTTTTGGTAAACGGCACGATGGCAGAAGCCACGGAAACAAGGCCTCCAAGCACGGCAAAACCTGCTGTAACGTACAGGCCGTATTGCGTTGAAAGCAGCCAAATCAAAATATCTTCCATAATAACTCCTAATCTATAATCTCAATCACGCCCTCATCGGGGAGCGTTTCCCGCAATAGCTGCATGGCTTCCTGCGATTGCATGACGCTAGGCAGTTTTCCTAACTGGCTGAAGCTGCGGCCTACTAAAATGCAGCCGCTTGTATCGTTTATGGTATTTCCTGCATGGATGAGTATCAGGTCACGCCCCGGCACATTATCCAGTATCCAGTGATTTTTGTATTTGACCGAGAATCGCTTTTTGAAGGTATATGTCCCTGCCGGAATACAGGAAACATTGCGTTTGTTTTTATTCCATGGGTCTTCACAGGTCAGGCATAAGGGTATATCGTTATTAAGCAAAACTCCGAATGTGCCTTTATCAGTAGAGGATACTCGCCGTAGTTTAATCATACACCTACCCTATATTCAGCCAACTGGTATAAGCTTAGGTCAAGCAATTTGTTTATTGTAGCGCGTTCCAGCATGTTTTCTCTGGTTTGGTTTACAGCCCCAGTGAAGAAAATAATGAGCATCATGAGCGTAATAATTGCTCTATCTATTACCAATTTCATTTTTTCATAGCCTCTATAAAGGCAGCCACTCCTGCGCCTAGGGCTTCCCAATTCTCCGCTGCGAACTCCCCCAGCCAATAAACTATGGCCGCTACCATGCTTATGAACGATGCACATCTTGAAAGCTTCCATTTTGCAATCCCCCTTTCCACGTCTAAGTCATATTCTCGTTTTCTAAGCCGCTTCTCCAGCTCCTCAAGTTTATCATGGTCTTTCATAAACAAGCCATACGGTAATTAAGTTGTTATAATATCAGTATCTTCCATAGCTTTCAACACGGCTTTCAGTTGTAAAATCCTGAAGTTTAGTAGGGCAATCTCGGCTTCAATTTGTTCTTTTGTTGGCTCGGTCATTTTGATAATACCAATGCTTGGGTGTTAACAATAGCGGTTTTGCTATTGGCAATATCGGTTGCAATGTCGGTATCTGCCGGAGTGCCAAGCGTGGCTTCCTTGGCTATGGGGGTCAGTGCCGTTGCCAATTCAGCGTTCGTAGGAAGGTCATCAACACTTGTCTGGGAAGCCCTTGCATCGAGGATAAGGTCAAGCCTTCCGCCGTTCACCCAATCACTTTGTAACTCATTAGTATCTGCCACTATAGCAGCAAGCTGCGTAGAGTTAGAATCTATTTCTGCCCTAATATCAGCAGCACTAGGCGCAGAGCCTCCGGTGGGCGCTTGTTCAAGGGCATTAGCTGTAAACCTTGATACACCAGCATCACTTTCTACCAGTTCATTCAGCAGGGCATCCGCCGCACCCGGCTTACTGGCAGGGTCATAGGCAACAGCAAGCAAATGGTCGAGATGGTAGGTTTCAATCGCCGCATCCACTTCTGCATTCACCTGTGCCGCCGATAGGTCATTAAGCCCTGCAATAGCTGCAAGCACTGCATCATCGGCTGTTCCAAGGGCAGTGGCAAGTTCTGCACTGGTTGGCAAGTCATCTATCTTTGTTTCAATTCCCGGCAAGTTATCCGTTTGCGCTTCGATGTCTGCTAGGTTCGCAGCTACAGTAGCACCTGAGCCTAAGTTCGAAGGCGTACCCAACCGAGTTTCAAGGTCATCTACTTTGCCCTCAATATCAGCAATCTGTGTATCAAGGTTTGCACTTGCTAGGCCTACTGCGCCCCTGATTGTAGCATCAAGGTCAAGCGTAGTGGAATCTTCATCCAATGCTGTAAGTGTCCTAGTGCCAGCAGCCCAAACATCAGCCGCAGAATGCGTACTGAATCCGGTAGCAGTAGGCCATGCAGCATCCCCACGGTCACGAATAGCTTGTAAGCTGTCCGTAGAACGGTCAAAGGTAGCTGTACCATTATCAGCCATATCCTGAAGGTTCGCTGCGATAGTGGATGTGCCAGAGCCAAAGTCTGAAGGTGTACCGAGTTTGGCCTGTAAATCCTCGGTATCGGCCTGAATGCCATCTAGTTCGGCTTGTAGCGTTGTACTGGTATCCACCAGAATATCCGCTATTTCAGAAGCTATAATGCCAAATGTTCCAGCACTTGCATGGTCAGCTTGCGCTTCTTCCCATACGGCATCAGCAATATCCGCAGCAGTTAATGATGAACCACCAGCATTGTCAGCAATTTGCTTAACAACAGAGTTGGCATCTGCACCAGCATAATTAAGGCTTGTATCATAGCTGAACATATATTCAGCTACCGTTTCCGCTATACCCGCTTCTGTAAGGCTTGAGCCTCCAGCATTATCGGCTATTTCTTTAACTACCGAGCCAGCTACAGCACTTGCAAAAGTAGTACCGGAATCTGTATTAAACAGGTCAGCCAAAGCCGTAGCCTGAATTTCATCAACGCTTACGTTAGCTGCCGCATTGGTAACGTCTGTACCAGTAGCCGCATCATAAGCGGCAAGGCCATCCTCAACTTCGCTCTGAACCTGAGCATCCCATGAAGCATTCCAAGGTATAGCTGTAAGGTGGTCGCCTGTTCCTCCGGCCTCAGTTAAGCCAGCACCAGCAGCACCAATCTCTGCTGTATCAGTTAAAATAGAAGCTGTTTCTGCTTTAATCGCTATAATATCAGCAGCAATATTTGTTCCTGCTGGGTCTGTTACAATAGCTTTATACAATGTTTCTGTGTTTGCACCGGGGTCGCCTATCGCTTGTCCAAATGTCCCCCCTGTTTGATGCCCTGTGGCATCTTCATCCCATACTGCATCTGCTATTGCGGCTGCTGTAGGGTCATTTAAATTGGTATTGGCAGTTAATACCCTTGTACCAGTTGCCCAGACTGCTGTGCCTATCTCCGTGCCAAAGTCTGCTGCTGTGCCTGCTGCTGTCAGCCAGTTAGCCGGAATAGTAGGTAAGTTAGTTAGATTAGTTGCAGTTGTAGCTGTTGTGGTGGTTGTTACTAAATTAACCGTAGTTGCAGACAGACTGACTGTACTGCCGGGTGTTTCTACGTTAGCCCAATCAATACCCGCATTACCACCAGCAGTTACGTCAAGTGTCCTGCCTGCCGTTGTAGGAGCAAGCACACCAGTTGTAGGCAGGGTATAAATCTGAATTGTAGCAGGGATTGCACCAGTTCCAGTGAAAGTGAATGCTGCTAAATCCCCATTCGTTTCTGCTTGAGCAGGGGCATAGGTATGATAGCCATTGCCTTCGTGAGTACATGCACCAGAGCCAACCGAGCCAGTGGCCTGCGTTCCAGCATCAAGAGTTACGCTAACTGTGACAGAACCAGTGAAAGCACTGCCATCTGTGGCAGAAACCATCTGACAGCCAATTCTTTGTGACGCTACGTTTTTGAGCATTAGTTGTTACCTATGTGTAAAAGTGTATTTGCACCACGCGCCCAAGCTGATTGGAAGCCACCAGCAGAAGGTGTGTAGGTAATGATGATAAGGCCATCTGCGCCGGAACCAGATACACCGGCCTGAGAGCCGCCTTTGTTACCACCACCACCACCGCCACCGCCATATCCACCGCCATCGCCGCCCGTGCAGCCTGAGCCGGTATTGTTACCCTGACCACCTGCGCCACCGCCACCGCCACCGCAGCCATGTGAGCCATCAAATGCGGTATCGCTCCCGCCATTACCGCCGAAGCCGGACGGAGCAGTACCAGTGCCACCTGAGCCACCGCCGCCGCCTCCGACTGTACCATCCGTACCATTTGCAGTCGCACCTGAACCAGCATTTGCCGACCCTGCGCCTGAACCAGCACCGCTTGTACCCTGACCGCCTGCTCCACCGTTACTGTTTGTTCCTACGCTTGCCGTGCCTGCGGTAGATGAGCCGCCGTTAGAACCGCCACCACCACCACCGCCTGACCTTGCGCTGTTGGCACTCGCACCGCCGTTTTTACCATCTCCACTTGGTCCTGCTGCTCCACCCCCGCCCGCACCGCCTCGTGTTGTGTTATTTCCCGCCGTGCCACCTGCGCCGCCTGCTTGCCGAACTGTACCTACCGAATTAGCAACCAAACCGCCCGCGCCACCTGTAACACCTGAGCCAGTGCGTCCGTAGTCGGCAACCAATGTCGAACCATCGCGGAACTGCGTTACAGTCGTGCCGCCGCCCGCACCAATTTGAACGGCTATGTTTGCGCCCGGTGTGAGCGAAAGGTTTGTTATGGCAGCATATGCACCACCACCGCCCCCGCCTGCTGGGCGGCTGCTGGACGGAGTACCGCCGTCGCCGCCTGAGCCAACTGCCTCGATGGTGTTCGCGGCGTTATTCCAGTCAGAAGGAACTGTCCATGTCGTAGTACCAGCAGTAAGAAATATCTGTGTCATATTACGTCACCGCCCCTGAGGTAAGCTTGTCCCCAGTGTAACTCATTGTGGTGGTGTATGTCCCATCGTTCACGGTGTTGATAGTGCCATCCATGTTATAGGTTATTGTATAGGTATTCCCCCCAGTTTCAGCCACTTCAGTTATCTGGTCGCCTGTATAGGTTATGGCGAAGGGGAGGGGGGTATCGCTTCCGCCTCCCGGTATAGTAACCACCGTAGCATTATCCCCGGCATCATCAGTTACCGTAACACCAGCGCCTACGAAGTTCAGTTTCCCGCGGGCTGCTAAGGGTGTTCCTTCATCTTCAATTGTGTGGCCGGAACCAGAGAAGCCAGCGAGCGCATCGTCAATTGCCTTCTGGATAGTGGCTGAGGTTCTGCCGCCACCCCCTCCTCTTATAGTCTTGTTCTTTGGGATTTCAAACAGGTCAGTCCAATCAGCGGTGCCGCGCCGCCATTGCACATGAGAATCAGTTGTGCGCATCTCCGTCTGGAGTGCATCAATGCCATTCTTTGCAAGCGGGAAGGAGAAGGATTCCTCCTTGCCATCGGAATAGGATATGATGATTTTTTCTTTCCGGTGCGACACACTGACAATAGACACACCATCCTTGCCATCGTCTCCTTTGTCGCCCTTATCTCCTTTATCTCCCTTTTCGCCTTTCTGCCCAATTCCATCCTTGCCGTCCCTGCCGTCTGCCCCCTTGTCGCCCTTATCGCCTTTAATGCTTTCCCCATCCTTGCCGTCATCACCCTTGTCGCCTTTAATCAGTGTAGCCGCCGCCCTTGACATCTCAACCATGAGACTGTCATCCAGTTGCTCGTCTATCTTGACAAACTTTCCTTTATGTGCGTCAAACCGTAATGGCATCTTTATCTATCCAAAAGTTGCGTTCTTGCTATAGGGTTTCCGCCCATAGCAGTTTCAAACCCGTCATTGCCTGAATAAACCTTTATGTTGCGGTAAAACGCCGTTGCTGTGCCAAATTGAGCGTTGTGCGTCGCATCGTAAACTCCGCATTTTAGATAATTCCCGGTCACATCATCATAGCATGTGGGAATATTGGTTTCCTTAAACACTGGCTGACGGTCAACATAGAAATGCCTGAAGCCCGTGGCTGTAATTGACCATAAGGCATGGAGGGTAAATACATATTCACGCCCCCTTACAGCCTTCATAATAGGGATGATTCTTGCGGTTGCGCCCTCGGCTGGCAATGTCTGTGATGGCACTCTGATTGAGAAGTCGCCGGACTGCTCATAGCATAATGCAAACGGCACAGTCTTTGCGCCATCACCCCCATCAGGAGTGTCATGGATCTGCATCAACATGATGTAATCAACCAAAGGATTGAAATCATCAGCAAGAGTTAAGCTAAAATTATAGAAATATGCGCCATTAGCCCTAGCTGCATCTTTAACTTCCGACCTTATCCCCGTGGCTGTTTCAGTGTCATCTTCCGTGATAGTCGACACCATTCTTCCGCCTGAAATATATAAGCTCGTGCCTATACCATTTGGCAAGTTATCGCCAGTATCAATCGTGCCATTGGCCTGTAGCTGGCTAACACCCGCGAATGTTGATGTGAGGGGGTAATCAGCTACAAGCGTCATGAGAAAGCCGTTTTCAGGAGCGGGCGGGAAGGATTGCGGCGCAATGCCTGAAAAGCAGTGGTTATTTGCCCAGATGTAGGCAGCGGCTGCCCGACCCCAAACTTAAGAATTGCGCAAGCGCGGGTCTGCGTAACAATCCCCACAGTAGATGCAGCGGAAGCCGGAACTGACGTTCCTATATTTACTGTATTGGTTGTTCTTGTGTCTATGGAAGCCCCTGAATTGAGCGATGACGCGCTGACATCAAGTGCATCCTCTACCCATATCGAGGCTGTTTTCGCCGTTCCGTTAATTAGCAGTCCTACGCTTTTAAGCGTTCCGTCAAATGCAGTTGCGGTGGACGCGCCACTAAAATACTGCGCTGATGCGTTGCCGATTTTTAACTGCGCCTTGCCCGTAGTGGACACTCGTATTGACCATCCGGGATAGCTATTGGAGAACCCACCATCCCCCATAAATTCTACGTTTGAGCCTTCGGGCGTAATCTTTCCTAACCACCACACTAAAAGGCTTTCGCCGCCATCATAATGAAGGTTAACGGCAGGGATGCGAATTGACTCATCTGTATCGCCACCTGCCGGTTCTTCCGTTGAGACATATCCGGCGTTCGCCCAGGGCGCGACTAGGTCTGCCCCAAAAGCCCCATCATTCCCATTGCCAGAAATGTCCCTAAACATTGTGTCATCGGCTTGGTTGGGCGCAAAGCCATGAAATAGATAACTGGTGTTTATCCACGGATTCTCGCCAGAAAGTGCGTCAATAAGCCTGCTCATGATACTGTCCTTGATACTGCGATTATTGACCTGTCGGCACCTTCCGCAGACCCGCCAACCAGCTTGATATTATTCAGGCCAGTTGTGAGTGCTAAGTTCGGCACCGGAATATACTTGCTTGCCGCAATAGCAAAGCTGAGGTCTGCACCGTCACCATCCTGGACCGTGACGTAAGTTCCGGTGAAAGACTGCGACATGGTCATTGTCATCGACGTACTTGTGATTGCTGCTGGCATAATAAACCCACACAGTGTATGCCCCTGCAAATCAATAGCCCCTGATGTTTGTTGCCCAGAGGCGATGGTAATTGTTTGATAGTTATAAAAAGCCATAGTTCTCTCCTGTTATCCTTTAACCTCTACCGTTGTAACATACGCCACCCAGTTAATAGTCTTGGAGTTCTCGCCTGTAACTGTGATGATAAGCGCGTCATTAGTATCATCGGCAGTAACCGCACATGCCCAAGCGGCCGTATCCTCTATAGGGGTAGCCGCTACTACCGAGCCAACGAGAGCCGTCGTTCCGGCGTTGTTGTCAATACAGCCTTCAAACCGATAAAAGGCGCTCTCGTTATCAGCATCCGTCCGGCGGGCGACAACCATGATGTCGAAGCCCCATGTGGTGTCTTGCGCAATAGTAAGCCGCAAACTAGAGCCGTTTAAGAACATTTCAGCAGGTGTAGATGTAGTGGTTTGCCTGCGTAACACAAACCTACTGGATTGAGCGTCGCCAACCACCGAAAACGCCCCAGCAGAATGTGATGCTTGGCCGTGTTTATCAACATTGCACTGCCAGCCTTGCGCCGTCGCCCCAACAGCCCCGGTAGTAATGGTGTTGCTATTGCCAGCAAGTATTATTGACTGCGCCGCATTGCCAGATATTGTGTTGGTTGTGCCAGCGACTATAGCGTTTCTCTCGCCTGTTGAAGTAATGGTGTTGGTGTCACCAGCAATAATCGCGCTATAATCAGAGCCGCCAGTTTTGATGGAGTTTGCACTGCCGCCTACAATTGCCGACGATGTGGCGACGCCAATCTCATTGGATTCCCCTCCAATCACTGTGGAATACACGGCTGAGTTACCTATAAGCCCAGTATCCGTCCCTACAATAACGTTGTGACCGGAGCCGCCACCTGAAATTGTTGAGCCTTCCGCGCCTATAATAGCGCAGCTACTACCTGATGATATTGCGTTAGTGCTTCCACCCACTATTACGTTATATAGAGATCCTGCAATTTCGTTGTTAGCGCCACCAACAATTGTGTTATCAATGCCGCCTCCGATTGTATTGGCCCCCGCCAAGGCCCCGCCAGCCGTAAGGTTCGACGGCATTAATAATGTAGGCGCACCAGCAACCCCATCGCCGTTAGTTACCGTAATCTGCCCTGCCGTTCCCGTAATCGTCCTTTGGGCATAAGTATTACTCGCCGTCCTCACCACTAACCCTGTACCGGACATACCCTCCAGTCCCGCAAGGTCATCAGCCAGAGCCAGCGTTGGATTGCCGGAAGCGCCCGTCCCGTTCGATACCGTAATACCAGCCGCCGGGGCAGTAAGCGTCCTTCGGGCAAAGGCATCCGAACCGGTTTGTACTATCAGCCCTGCCGTGTTATCCAGTGCAGCCAGCGCCACAAGGGTGGCGTCCAGTGATAATGTGGGATTCCCGCTAACGCCGTTACCGTTGGTAACGGTAATCTGGTTTGCTGTGCCGGTGATAGTACGCTTGGCAAAGGTGTCATCACCTGTCTGCGTTACCAAACCCGTGCCAGTTCCCATTGCCCCAAGGGCGCTTAATATGGCGTTGGCAGTAGAGACGGCTATGATTTCAAAATCTATATCTGATGTGTCTATCGTGATGGGGTTCTCTGTCGTAACCCTGTAAAGATTGCCATCCTCAAGCACAACGAGCGTGCCTTTGCGTACATCGCGTGCGCCATCAAAATCCAGCGTGCGCGTCCATCCACTTGTGGACACCTCATAAATGCCATTTTCGCTTGCCGTGTCTTGGTCTTTAACCAGCACCCTGTCACCGGCCACTACTGCTACGCTGTTGACCGTCTGCTCGCCGGAAAGGGTAAGGTTCGCGTTGGTGACGACCTTGCACGGGGCTTTGATAGCTATCCCGCCATTTATGCCGTAGAATCTATCTATTGTCTCAGAAGTCATCACGCACCCCTAGATGTTGTGTGGATTGTAGCATTCTTAAATCTATCTCGCAACAGAAGATGGGCGCAATAGCCATTCCTGTCCTGTATTCCTTACCGAATTGGCCTCCATGCGTCTTAAATAACCTGGATTCATGTTTTCCATAAGCGAATACATGAACAGATAATCCAGGGCTGGCTTAACATAGAACAGGTTTGCACCAGGCAGATTACTCTGCACTATCTTCAAGGCACGAACCGCTGATTTATCACCATTCTCAACGGCTGTTTTCAGTGCTATTATGTCATTCAGCGTACCGCCCAATGTTGGCCCAAGAATGCTGGCAGCAAATGACCTGCCACTGTAATTATCATACTCGTTAAGCACATAATCGCCATAAAGCCCAAAGAAGCCACCTTGAGCCATCGCCTCAGTCCATGTGCGTGCGCGGTCAAGCGGCCTTGGTGACTTGCCCTTAATGGCATCTTTGATGGTTAGCGACACATAGCCAGTGAGCGTCATTGCCACCAAAAGATTGGCAAGCCCAAGCATGTCACCCTTCCCCCGGCGCATGTAATCACCCATACTATCATACCCACGGCCATATATCTCGCGTTTGAGAACGCGCTCAATCATCATGGCGGGAAAGCTCTTGAACTGCCCCACAAAGCGGATTGCTTCACCCCATACCGTCCCGCGCTGCGTGCCTCCGGTCATAGCGGCTTCTACGCGCTTATCGCCAGAAAGCGCAGCCGATTCAGCGCGGTCAATAACCATTGCCCTGAAATCATTGCTTATACGCTCGCGTGCGTTGCGTATGGACTCTGCTGTTACCTGCCTGCCTTTTGCAGTTATATACTTTGAGATTACATCATCCCCTACCTCGTCAAGCGCGTCGGTAACGAGATATTTCTTGCCTTCGATGTTGCGCACTGCATTACGCAGCACATCCCATTTTGCGCTATCAATGCTATGAATCTTGAATATGCGTTTCATCTCAGGCGACAAAGAGTCAAACGCCTTCGAGGCATTATCGCCAAGGTAATTTGAAAAGCCGTATGCTGCTGCCTTCTGAAGCCTGCCTGTCCACCCCTGCTGCAAGTTGAACTTGGTGTATATGCGCGCAATAGCTGACATATTCTGACTAAACCCAGCCCCTCTGGTCAGCCGGTGCATGGTTTCTGCTACAAAATGGTCAAACGTCACATCAAGATGCTTTAACACTTCTGCACGCACGCCAGAATTGCCGCCAACAGCTATGCCTTTAACGGCATCGGCCATACCAGCGAACATATTGCCGCGCCCTTCATAGCGCATATTGGCAGCATATAGCGGAACGTCGGTCATACTGCTCCACAAGGCTCCGCCAAGCTTTGCCACCATTTGCCCAAGCCTAAGATTGGATGCTATCTGTGCGCCCTTAATATTGCCCGGAATATTCGCAGAGCCATCAACCACAGCGAGGTTATTCAAAATCTTTTGACGCTTATTGGCGAGATTATTTGCGCCATCAACGTCTCCCGCATTCCGCAACTCCTCAACCATGTCATCTACGGCGCGGCCAACATTATATTCAGGGTTGCTGCCCCACATTTTCATCAGGCCAGCAACGCGCGCAGAATTTTCAATGCCGCGAATGTATGCAGCAGCTACGTCCCGCGTGCCATATTTAGCATTGTAATCAAACCATGTGTTTTTCTTAAAGATAATTGAGCGCGATTGACTGACTTTCTTTGCGAGATTCAATCCGCTGCGGAAGTCGCTGTCTTTCATCTCCGCTGGCATTTCAATCTGGTATGTACCTGACGATAGCTCCTGCCATATGTTTCTAAGCGCTTTATTGATGCCATTAGGCTTGACGCCCATTCGGTCAAAATCAAACCAGCCGCGAGCATCTTTCTGCCATGCCTCGAACCCCGCGTTGCGAATCTTTAACTGGTCATGGGATTGGCGGGTAATGTACCCAGGCTGGTATTTAATAGCTGCGCCCAGCTTATTAAGGGTAATGCGCGTTACTTCCTGATATTTGTGCATCACCTTGGCAATTTTCACTGCATCAGCATTAATGCCCTTAAAATCAGGCGTTCTCATGTCTAGCTCTTCAAGCGCCTTCGACACATCACGCTCTAACGTGCGCCCCGTAAATTGCTCAAGCACGCCTTCTTTTTTGAGTGCTGCCTCAATGCCGTTTGCCCATTCTCTGAGGTACGCAGATTGGTAAGCTGCCACATGCGCACGCGCACCTTCGCGCAGCATCGACGAGCCGGTAAGCGTAGCCAAGAACCCCTCATCGGCAAACGAGCCATAGTCACGCACAATCAGCTTGGCGCGTTCACGCGCAACAAAGTTAAATGCAGCTTCGCGCTTGGCAGCAAGTATGCGCTGCTGGATTTCCTCAGCGGTGCGCTCCGCCACTATCTCATCAAATGATTTATCGCTATCAATGGCATTTTCGGTTTTGATTAACTTGCGCTGGCGACGTAGCTCATTCTGCACACGCACATGCTGCTTCTTCAATTCCTGCATTACAGCCGTCACCATACTTGCGGTAACACCAGAATCCTCAAGCGCAAACCTTAGCCCAGCATCATCATTGCCATTAGCAAACTTCACGGCATCACGCAAGATGGCCGGGTACTTCTCAGAATCTTTCAGCGCACGGTCAAATACGCGCTTCTCAAGCTGCAAGTCAAGCTGTGGCTGGTATTTGTCAGGCTTGCTGGAGCGGCTGAATAGCACCGTCTGCTTGGCATCATCACCAAACATGCCAACATCCATTTCCTTCTGCGGCTTCTTGGCCTTTAGTGACTGCCCCATCTTGCGCTCGGCAAGCTCTTTATCGGTAATTCGTTCCGCACCCGGAATGACAGTTTGCCTGCCATCTTCTTTTGCTCGACTAAAGAACGGCTCGGCACTCTTGCCTTCACCCAACTTGCTCACGCGCTTCAATGCACCCTTGGCCATCTCGCGTGCGGTGTACTCATCTATGTCGAACTTCAAGCCAAAGGTATCGCGCGCCCATATCTTTATTGCCGCTACTATTTTCCTGACAATGCCCGCTTCTGGCGCATTTTCCACAAGGTATGCAAGCGTTTCTTCTGCAACCTGATGTGAAGGCGTATCTTTCGGCACGCTCTTTCTTGCTTCAAGCACGCTGCGGTCAGTCGATGCCATTACGTCATCAAGCAGCGCATTGAACTTTGCATCACCCATGATAGAGCGCATACCCAAATGCACGCCAGCTTCATGCAGAACCAAACCCTTAACCTGCGCTGCCTCAATATTGTCAGCCACAAGGTATATCGTACCATCAGGGAATTTTACCCCCTTAGTATCCAGAGGGTAATCAATGCCTTTTGGAAGCCTGTCTATGCTTTGCACCACCCGTAACTGCGCGGCATCAAGCAGCGCCTCAGTTGCCTTGCCAAATGAACTACGCACGGCAGAAACCACATCAGAAGCAGTGGACTTGCCAAAAGGTATCTCGGCATATTCCTCGGCTTGGTCAAAACCCCTATCTTCCTGCTTCTCTTTAAGCAATGAGTCAGCAGCCTCGTCAATAGCCACGCCTTCTTCGTCGGTATATGGACGTGCCATATCCGCAAGATCGTCAGGCGAAGGCGGCTCCTCGCCATAGCGCGGGTCTGTACGCAGGACAGGCTCAACATTAATCGGCCTTCCATCTATCATCTGAGCAACAGCGGCATTCAAGGCAGTTTGGCGAGTTTGGCCGGAAGCTGCAAATATCTTGCTGTCAACGCCCTGCTCATCAGTGCGCGCAAGAACATCAAGCGCATCCTTTATCTCGGCATTCGACATAGTATTTATGTCAAGGCCAGCCCTGTCAAGCTGCTCAAGCATATCCTGTTCAGGAAACTCTGGCGGCACATAATCATCAGGACGCACAGGCTTGCCTGCGAGTTCATCGCTTATGCCGCCATATATATATCTTGGGTCAACATAAGTTCCCGTGCCATCATCAACGGCTGAGCTAACTTTCCATTCCGCTATTGGAATGTTATCAATATCATCTAAGCCGCCATCCTTCTTAAAAAGTCCGGGGGCAGTCCTCTGCGTAACCCCCATAGCCTTTAGCTCAGAATCAAGAACAGAACCTATGCGCACGCCGCCTAGCTTCTTCAGGCTATTAAGAAATGGGTATTTTGGAGCGTTATCTTTTGGCGCAGATATTTCCCCGCGCGTGAACTTCCTTGCCCGGTCAAGCAACTCATCCAGCGGGTCTGTTTCCACTTTCTTAGCTTGCTCCTGCACGGACGCCCTAACTTCAGGGTCAGCAATAGCCTGAGATGCCGATTGAAGCTCGCTTGCCCTTTGCTCAGGCGCGACATCCCTTGCCACTTTTATGCCCAGCGATTCAAGCTCGTCTGCCGCGTCATTCCATGCCTGCTCTGCCACATCAGCAGAACGACTTGCGGCAACTACAGGAACATCAAGCGCCTCGCCCATATCAGGCAAATCATAGTCTGCTAAATCTTCAGGTTTCAATTCTGTGGCCTTGGCCTTGCCAAACGCCCCCCGCACATCGCGCAATGCCTCTGGCAGCGTATGCAACACAGCGCCAAATGGCGCGCCCATAGCAATACTCATGAGCGAATCCGCCATTGTATAATCAGCGCCTATATATTGCTGCGACGGATAAACAATGGCCTCCGTGAGCGCATTACCTACAGTACCCTCAATAGCACCCTTAGCTGCCCTACCGCCATACCGCCCCATGTTCGCTATCATGGCAGCACTGCGCGCCTCGCCAACAACAGGCACGAAGCCTGAGAGTACGTTTACAGGGTCAATGAATTGCATGGCAAACGACGTAAGTACGGTTCCGGTTTTTAGCAGCGCACTATCAGGAGCCATTGCCATAACCGTATTGCGGCGGTTCTCCTCTGACTTCATCCTTATGCGATAATCAACCGCCTGCTCAGTGGTGTTATGGTAAAGCTCATTATCAAGCGCAACACCGGCCTGCTCTGCTCTCGACTTGGCTGAATTATAGTCAATAGGCTTGCCAAGATATTCAAGGCCAGCCACCTGTCCAGCAGAAAGAAGTGAAGGCACAGGAAGCTCTGATACAGTCCTACCAATGGACGCAGACAGAACATCTCCGCTAGTCGCCTCAAACACTGGCTGCGTAGTTGGCAAAAAGTCAGGGCGTGGAACGTAATATGCCATTATTCTGCCAATTCCTTGCTCAGTTCTTTTGCCTGCCTCGCTACGTTCAACCCCTGTAATTCCAAAAACTCAAAAGGCTTCTGAATGGCTACGCCATTTTTTCCAAATACTGGCGTGCCGTAATCATCAACGAGAATTAAACCTGTCTCATCAGAGTTATTTATCCACCGTGAGCTATTCTTTATGGCACTCACATATTCATCTGCTGCATTTTTATAACCGGCAGGGATACGCACGTTATTAGGAGAAAGAGTATTTACAACATAACGCGCCCCTGTTTCTATGCTACCGCTTCTCTCGCCGTATTGGGTCGGGATACGGTAATCAGCGGTAAACGTGTACCTATCAAGAGCAACAGCCTTTGCCGCCATCTCCGCCGCTTCGGATGCACCTTTGCCTTGTGCTGCATATGAATAAGCAAGGCGCACCGCCTGCTCGCGGATGTCAGAGAATGTCTGAGCGCCACTGCCGGGGTTAGTATTGAGAAGCGTCTGCTGCATTGGCAGCAAACTTGCCGTAATACTATCGCGTATCGCCTTTGCATCGGTTGGCAATAACTGTGTTGATAAGTCGTCAGTTTTAACAGCAGCAAGCCCCAGAATATCACGCGACGCTTGCGGGTTGGCATTGTCATATATGCTGGCGGCTACGCGCGCGGGGCCGCTTAATGCCGGAGCAATATCACCCATGATAGCGCCAAACTTCTCGCCGCCCCATATGTCATAATATGATTTCATCTTAGCAGCAGCCTCATCACCGCCCTTTGTCATCGCACCTTCAATGTCCGATGCAATAGCGTCAGATTGCGTCTTGCTCATATAGCGATATTTTGGGGTAACCCCCCATGCCCTATACCTCTCATCAAGCGCAGAGAAATACGCTGGGTACATTTTAGGGTCAGCAGCAGCTTTCTCAGCCAGTCCTTGAATGGCAGGGTCAACTTTCATGGCCGTTTCAATTGGATTTTCAATCTGCGCTTTTACAGCCTTTGCAGCCGCCTGTTGCAATACTTCATATTGCTTTGCCTGAACCGCATAGTTAGGCGCGGCAGCATCAACTGGCTTGGAAGCATTCAACGTCTTTGCTATCTCAGCCTGCGGCATGTCTAAGAATGAGTAAGACTTTTCGGCCACATCAAGGGCATTATTGTAATTTGCTATCGCATTTGGGTCATCAAGTATCATTAGGTCATCATTAGGCAGGCGGGCAACGGGGATGCCATTCTCTGCTGCCGCCACATGGTTCTCCATCTTTTGCTTTACATCCGACTGGATGATAGGCTTAAGCTGCCTGAGAGTAGTATCGCGGATGTCAGGGTCAATCTGCGTGTAATAGCTCATGCTATTTGAGCCGCCCTCAACTTTAATCATGGCCGGGCCAATTTTATCAATATCAGATTCAGTAAGCGGCTTATCGGGGTCTATTCCGCTATCTTTTGCAACAGACGCAATATAAGCATTCGTATCATTCTCGGACTTTGGCGCCCAAGTAGTAATGATATTGCGAATACTAGGAACATAATTATCACCGAAGTTGCGCTTCATCGCATCGCTGCGCCCCGTGATTTTTACCGTAAGGTCGCGCCTTCCCTCAGCAAGACCGGCCTCCGGCGTGTCAAACTTCCTGAATTGCCCATCTGCTCCACGAATGTTATACGGATTATTATTGCGCACATTTAACGGAGCTTCAGTAAGGTCTTTCCATAGCCCGCGATAATCTCCCGTAGCCATGCGTCCATTAATAACAGTGGATTGCGCCTCTTTACGCTCCGCTTGGAACATGCGAGCAGCATCATCGGCAGGGATAACCCCCTTAGCCACATACCCGTCATATTGCGCCTTACGCACAGTCACAAGCCTGCCGACATCTTCTAGGTCATGCACGCCCTGCCTTGCATTGGCAAAGCTATCCGTGAGGTAAGCTTTTGTGGCATCCGTTTCATATCCTCGCGCCAATCCAGCGATGCGCTCACGACTTCTAATCTGCTGCTCTTTTAAGGCAACCTGCGTAAGCTTACGCTGCTCAGGGTCAGCTACCTGTTCAAGCAGCTTTGGGGCGAAATTCTCATATAATTTATTATGGTTATCTACTGCCTGCGCATAAGTATTGGGATTTTTCCTTAACTCATCTTCAAACGCATTGTCATTTTGCATGGCCTGCAACATGACATTTGCTGAATCTAACTTGCTTTGCTTTGCCTGCGCGGCTTCAACTGCAACGGTTGTTTTATCACCAAATTGCTGCATCTCCCTACCCGCAGCAATCATGCCCTTTGCGCCGGCACTCCCGTCATAACTCGCTATCTGCCTTGTGGGGTTTGGCGTTCTAACGCCTAGAGATTGTGCATCAGGTATTTTAGCCATTAGTAATAACCCCCGCCAGCCCATGAAGGCTTAACATTGCCTGGGCGCATCCACGGGGTGTTGTCATAGCCATCTGATGCAGAAGCCGCAGAAGTTGGCGCATATTTAGCCATAAGTGCATTGCCAGCGCCTCCGATGATTGTGGACATGCCCCCTATCATTCCGGCACGCTTGGCCTGCTTGCCCTCCATGCGCGTGCTTGTGGCCTGCAATTCTAACCCGCGCCCCTTTTCCTCGCCCTCAAACAAAGCTGATAGCGCATTGTACTCACCCTGCTGGGCGATACCGCCTTGGATATTAAGCACCGTGGGGTCAGTTGCCCCGCCGCCGGATGCCGCTGCCGCCGCCTGCGCATTAGAGCCAGCTATTGCAGCCCTGCGCCTTTCCTCAATAGCCACACGTTGCGAGGAGGCGCGCTCCTGACCGGCGCGCTGCTCCATTTGCTTTGCTTGGAAATCCGCGCTGACCTTTGCTGCTTTACCGGCCTGTATCTGCCCAAGTCCAGAAAGCACGGAGCCGCCGACGGAGGCAACGGTTGCGATTGTTGTCATTGTTACAGGGTCATGATTAACCTGCTCAAAGAAAGAGCGTAAATGCTGATGCCCTGGCATTTTTGCTAGAAAAGACATACCCTACCCCAAATATTCATATAACTTACCATATTTAGTATCACCGCGAAAGACAAACCCTAGGGTTAGTAGGAATCTCTCAGAATTTTTACTTGTTGCATAAAGCGGTTGTCGCATATCATTAATCAATTCCAATGCTCGTTTTGCCCAGCGCCATACAATAACTGGATGCACGCTCAAGCCTTCTTTCACATCCGAAAACAGCATTGTTGCATTTTTATCAAGCAAAGCTCCAAACACCGCAACCTGCTCCCCATTCAAAAAAAAGGAATAGCCACGTATTGTTCGTGCAGGCTGTTCCTTAAAGAAATTAACATAATCAACAATAGTTATCGGCCTTATCTCGACATCACACTTTTTCATTTGTAGCAATTTTCATTACAGTAGCAAGCAATGTGCATGGCATCGGAGCCATTGCTTCCAAGCATAATCTTGAATCCGTATCAAACTCTTGCTCAAATTCAAAAGGACGCTCATCATATTCTTCCCATACGATGTCAGCAGTCACTTCCTCGCCATTCTCAAACAGCGGCATCTCATCCATATTGTCAAAGTCACGGCCATACCTTAAGCCTCGATTATGCGTATTACGCAGAATCACCCCAAGCTGCTCGATTCTCTTGCTTTGCAATAGTGCCGTGCCGCCCTGCGCGGCATAAGCCAGTTTCACGCTTTTATATCTTGCTTTATATGGCAACCCGACAACATAATCTGTCACGGCTTCCGGCAGGGTTATTTGCCCGCCAGTCACGGTAAATGTAGTCTGCACCCCATTCACGCGCGGCGAGTAACACTTTCCGTTCGCCCACACAATGACAGCCTCACCCTCAAGATGTGACAAGCCCGTAATAGTGGCACTTGAGCTTTGCGTGCCATCAAGGAAGCAATCAGCCTGCTTATTCTGTGTGCCTCCCACGCAATCTGCTTCCAGAGCGAAACGCTCCCTGTATCTAACTGTGCTACCGTTTATTATCCGCTTTATTATATAATAAACATAGTCCTCTGATAGCGCGGAGACTGCGGGCTGCACAATAACATCCTCAACAATTCCGTCTGTTTCAAAATCAATCCAGCACCGCATATCCTCGTTACGGTCAAACACCAACACCCCCGCCGTACCATTGCTCCTTATGCAATGAATGCGCGTATCTGGGTATCTTTGCACGGCAATCCTAGAAAACCCGCTGACGCCAATTTCAGGCACATATGATGTAAGGTCAACTGTCTTGTATTCCAGTTCCCCTGCATCATAACGCAGCTCAAACAAGCGGTCTCCCCTGACAAACAAGCCAGATGTGTCAACTTTTACAGGCGCGACATTCGTGCTTCCTCGCGTTGACGGGCTTTTTATATTGAAAACTGTGGGAGTAATAGGCTCGTCAAGGGAGTTCGACCTTATAACTCTTTCAGACATCTCGGCGCCAATGACAAGACGCTGCAACGGCAGAAGCCAGTTTATCCTGTCGATTGGCCCAGAGCCTATGCTACGAATAATAGGGCCAGAATCACCTTCTATGGTATCATCAAAACTCTCAAAAGCATCAGAAACAGAGCCGTATATATTATCTTTCCCGGCCCACCATAGCCTTCCTTCATCAAAAGCAACCGCTGATGGATACCCACGGCGTGGAGACCATGAACTCTCAGACCAGGATGTGCTGCCACCAGTGCTACCAAGCGCGGTTAGGACAATGGCATTCACAGAGGTAGAGCTGTTAAAAGCTGTAACCCTGGCAATCCCGGTTATGCCGCCGCTTGCATATGACATCCCAACATTGACAGTCCCAGATGTATAGCCGCTAGATAATATACCAAGTCGGTAATAAACAATCTGGTTATCCAGCCCATCATTGTAGGTGCTTGAAACACCAGATGTGTAGCTCTCAACAGTCACCCATGAGCCAGGCTCAGATACAGACCGCTGGAGAACAACCGTGGCAGAGAATACACCGGACACAGAGCGTGTGAATGCACGCTGTGCGCCAACTCCAATAACGCGAATCTCGCCACTAAATTGACTGCTACCCGTTAGAGTGGCGTTCACAGACTGACCGATAGACGTGGTACGATACAGAGAGCCGACACTACCAGAAGAAAAAACAGCCTTTGAAGCCGTTAATGTTATATCTCCAGTTAGCCCCGATGGGGCAATGGATATTTGTGATATATTCTCAGCCCTGAAAGGACCATCTTCGCTTAAATACTCAGCCACGCCCCATGAGCGGGCTGCTCGCCTCTCAATCTTGTATTGCCTAATCCCATTGCAAGCCACATAGATTATATCTGCGGATTGGTCGTATCTGATAAATGGCAAATCATCCTCGCCCCACGCAGTTGGGATAGCAACATCACCGGCGGCCTCTAATGTTATAGAATCAACAAGCGACTGATATTGCGTCGATGCCGATACCGTAATGTGGAAGTTACCTGTAGGCGTAAAAGCAAAAGAATATTCACCCTCGCGCAGCGTTGCTTCTGGCACATATTGCTCGCCATCCGCAGATGAGCCGACCTTGAACTTAACTACGCCCCTATTGATTTTGACCCTTATTCCATGCTCTACATTTATATTGCCGCCTGATACAGTAACCTGCTGCGTTCTTATGGCTGAATTTATACCTGTGCCAACAAGCCCCATATACCCGCCCGCCACCCATTGCGACGTACACCCAGCTTCGTCAGCGTCCGTCCATGATGTTAAAGTTGTATCAAAGCCTCCGTTTGCGATGGCTGAAGATACAGATGGCCTGGATATAGCCACGTCATCTATCAGCACTCGCATTGCATTATCAGTAAGCTCTATTTGAGCCTGGTCAGACAGGGCGTAAATGAAATTTAGATGATACGCCTTGCGATTCAAGTATGTTGACCCACGATATTCCGTACCAGCGCGCAACATCATACTTCCAAGCACCCTGGGCATCCAATTGGTTTGCACCTCTGCCGATAATGCTGTTCTTTCTATGTCAAGCCGCGCCAGCGCAAGAGGTGACATGCGACCACGATTGAAAGCAAGCAAAGGGACAT